TGGCGGCCATGTCTGAGTCAAGAATCCCGCGGCTTTAGCCGTGGGAGTATGTCAATGCTTCTTTTTATTGGTATTCCTCATCTGAGGGGAGAGATTATTGGTCGGACTTAAATTCCAAATGGTTGAGTTATTATGGGACGGTTTGTAAGTAGCGACAGTGTGGTATATACTCGCTTTTGTGAGATCATCAATGGGTTTACGGGTTATGCTATGACCCGTCAGGACTTCGAGTCTATTCTGGAGCGATGTGGTAGTCCTTATGCGTGGAGTACGGTCCGGGCGTGGCTTAGGGGTTTGGAGCGCTTAGGCTTCGTTTATCCGTTGTATAACATCGACCAAGTGCGTTCGGGTGCTAAGCAGGTGTGGTTCTTGTATCATCCCTTGCTGCATCCTTTGCGTTCTACGGAGCTTAAGTACGCTAAGAGTCTTTCTCCTGTAGAGTCTATCCAGTTGAAGTTTTCTCCGGTTCTGTCTCGTTTAGGAGATACTCGTCCGTGGCATGCTGCTTTACATGCTATTAATTCTCGAGTTTTCCATGTAGACGTGAATCTTAAGTTCAAGATTGGTATGGGAGTTGTGAATCGGATTTTCGCTCCTCATGTTAATAGTTTGTTTGCGGCGCCTGTTGTATCTTCTATGTTTGTTATGAGCTTGATTGCTTCTGGGGTTTGTAAGAGGATTTACTGTACTGATCAGTATTTTGCACCACATGCTCCTGTTACATATGGAGGTTATGATCTTGCAGGGTGGGTCCTTAAGATTAAGTCTGTCCTCTCGGATATGGGTGTTTCTTTGAACAGTGATTTTTATGGCTGGGGGAAATAGTACTACTACTTTAGCGAATCTTTATCGTCCCAAGACTTTTGCGGACGTTGTGGGCCAGCCTTTGGCGGTTACCACCTTGAAGCGTATTGCCCATGCGGACGGCATCGCCGCACGCGCTATTTTCATGAAGGGTGCGTTTGGTTCCGGTAAATGCCAGTGTGGAAATGACTATGTATCAACGAGTTACGGATACAAGAAGTTTAAGGATATTTATCCTGATGCTGGTTACGGTTTCACGCCGTTTGAGATTGAGGTCGAGCAGCCCGATGGTAGTTTTGCGAAGACGAGTCATTTCTACAAGGAGAAGGATGCGGAGTTGCTTCACTTGCGTTGCGAGAGTGGCCGTGAGTATACTGGTACTGCAGCCCATCCGAAGCTGGCTTATCGTGTGGGGTCAGATCGCGTTGAGTTGGTTCGCTGTGGCGACTTGCGTGTCGGCGATTATATCGCCCGTCGTTGGACGGGTAGTATTGAGTTGTATCCCGATGCCGTTGGTGCTTCTGAGTTTCTCTCTACATTGAAGTTTGCTTCTCTGTTGGATTTTGGACTTCCGCGATCTTCTTTCGCGTGCCGTGAGCATTCGCTGCTTACCTTATGCTGGCTTCTTTCCGAGTATGGGAGGGTATCCAAGAAGGGTAAGTTTGTAGTTTCCTATCCTTTCTCACATCGTTTAGCTTTTTCAGACACCTGCGACTTACTTGATTATCTTGGGTTGAATTATCTCATTCCTAGTGACGTGCGTAAGACATTGCATAAATCTGCCTTTGGTCGTGGTTTCAGCGAGGTACGTTGTCTTAGGGTTGAGCTTTCCAGAGAGTCCTCTCAGGTATTATTTGAGGCTTTGCATTCCTCTAGTTTTACTAGTGAGTGTGCTGTGCTTGGAATTACAAAGTTGCTTATAGACTATGAGTCTTACTTAGTCCGTTTGCATTCCGGCTCCGTGGAGGTTACTGAATCACATATTTCATTAGGAAGTTACTCTGAGGATTTTAGCTCTACTTTACGTAGGTTGCGCTCTTTACTTCCGATTTCTGCGCGTTCTCGCTATGATCTTTTAGTTTATATTTGTAGTTACGCTCGTAGTTCTGGGGGCATTTCTCCGGTATTGCTGGAGCAGGGTATTTCCTTGCTTTTGTCACATGGCATCACGGTTCCTGATAATATTCTGTCTTTTTGCGGTGTTCGTTTCGACCGCATTGTGAGTATTGATACGACGGTTGAGGATGTTTATGATGTTACGGTTCCGAGCACTCATTTGTTCATGTCCGGGAATGTAGTGAATCATAATACCACAACCGCCCGTATTTTCGCTAGAGCTTTAAACTGCGATACTTTCAAGCAGACTGATGATGTTTGTAATACGTGTGATGGTTGTTTGGAGGCTTCGTCGGTTAATTCGTCTACGTATTGGGAGCTTGATGGTACAGTCATAGGTAACGTCGAGGGTATTCGTGCATTGAAGGAGCGTTTGTCTATTGTTCCTAATGGTCGTAGGGTTGTCTGCCTCGACGAGGTCCAGAGCTGCACAAGAAGTGCTAATGATGCTTTGTTGAAGGTTGTCGAGGAGGGAGTTCCTAATACGATCTTTCTTTTTTGCGGTACGGAGGATATCCAGCCGACTTTAAAGTCCCGTTGTGTAAATATTGACATATCGGTTATCCCTTTGTCTTTGATTGAGGATCGCGTTCGGTTTATAGCTAATGACCGGGGTATCTCTATCACGGATGATCAGCTTCGAATCTTGGCTATGAAGTCTCAGGGTCATATGCGGGATGCGCTTCAGTTGCTTCAGTTCTACGAGCTTGCGGGGGAGCGTGCTTTAGACAGCTCCTACTTCTTGTTCCGGGAGTTTGTGCGCTCCTGCTTCGCAAAGGGTGCCGATCCTTCGTCTGTTTTATCGAAGCTGTTGGTTTATTCCACTGCGGATATAAAGATGTCTGTAGGGCTTCTTATTCGTAATATTTTCGGCAGTGCTCAGGATGACTCTTTGGAGTCTAAGTTCCAGCGTGCGGGTCTGGGTCAGACGTTGTTTAGCTTTTTCTTTTCTCCGTTAGCCCAGCAGGCTTTGGGTTCTGAGATTGGGACGGAGATTCTGCTTAGGTCTTTAATGGAGCGCACTGCGGGTTCGCGTAAAATGTAGTTAGTATGTTTGGGTGGTATCGGAGACGTCGGTTTAATTATGATGCTAGGTATCGTGCACGTGTGGTGTTTCAGTGGGTATTGCGTGCGCAGCGGTATTTTTCGTCTATAGGTTGTGTTTGGGAGCCTGCTAATGGTGGGTGGCGTTCTAAGTTCACGTTGATTGATTGTGCTGAGTATGCCCGTCCTCGTTGGTTGCGGTGTCATTTGGTTGATGTTTTTCCGGAGTTTTCATCAGACTATTTATATTCGGTTTTAGGTAAGCGTCCGTCTGATTTTAAGACGAAGGCGGATATATGGTTTCCTTTGGGAGATTTCGATATTCGTCTCTCGGCTTGGGATCGTTTGGTTGGTGTGGCTAAGTGTCGTTATACTGCTTTCCGGAAGAGTCGTATTAATAATGTTCCTTCTATTCGGCTATGGCTGTCTAAACGGGCGCGTTTTGAGCATAGTGAGGTTTATAGAGCTGAGGTAATTCTACAATGGTTGTTAGATGTGAAATCTTACTATTTTAAGCATTGTAGCTGTACTGATCTTCGAAACGGCAAGCCTTTTTATATGAGTGTTGCTTCCTGCATCAAATACACTAAGCCTAAGTGGGTGCCTTGTTCTTTAGAGTCTGTGTTTCCGGAGATTTCTCCGGGTCTCTATTTGAAGCGTTTGGCTGCTGATCTGATGGGTACGAGTTGTTCCAATTTGATTGCTAATTATGCGCGCGGAGCTTTTGGGTATAATACTCATGTCAATCTAAAGATGCTGGATCGGTTGATTGCGTTGGCTAAGGAGCGGGTTGAGTTAGCTAAGAGGGGTTATTGATTTTGTTATGGTGTGTGATTATGTTGTTGTAGACGATGCTGCTGAGGTTAGTGTTTCGTCGGCTCGTGTTGTTATAGATAAGCGGTTGTTGCTTTCTTTTTACATGCATTCTACGGATGAGACTACGGAGGCGGAGCTTGCGGAGATTAATAAGGTCATCAGCATTGTTTTGAATACTCATTTTGGTAAGTATTACCGCATGTTTGATGACTTGCGTTCGCAGGCTCTAGCTACTATTATAGAGCGTCATGATCGCTTTGACTCGAAGATGGCAGCTTATCCTTATCTGTATACAATGATTCGCAATGAAGCGGGTAATTTGATTCGTCGTTTGCTTCGTGAGGATGACCTTGAGGTTCTGCCGCCGTCACGCGGTCGTGTTGCAGAGATTATTCCGAGTGTTTTAGACGAGCTTCTGCCGTTCTTGTCGGGTGATTCTCCGTTTACACGTATAGAGATTCCGCATGGTCTTGTAGGTCCGTTTCTTGTCTTTTGCCAACGTGGCTTAAATAAGAAACAGTCGGAGTCAGAGGCTATGGAGTCGGTTATCGGCAAATTGGTTGACATTTTTATTTTTTAATTTTATTATCGCATGGACGAAAATACTATTTTAGGAGAGGATTCTCCCGTCACGAGTTTGGAGTCTTTGGTTCGTCTTGGTACCGCTACGGAGACGGATTTGGGTATGCAGATGCGTGCCATCATGGTAGGTGTTTCTACCGCTGCTTGTAACATTGTGGAGCGTCTTCACAATCAGTCTATGGCCTGCGCTAATATTATGCAGCGTCTTTCTGACAAGCATTTGGAGAAGTTGTCGGAGGAGATCGAGACGATGGATCGCACTGAGCTGGATATTGAGTATAAGAATCTCATGGCTCGTCAGATTGAGGTTGCCAAGTTGGAGATCAAGATTGCTCAGGGTAAGGCTATGTTCCCTGAGGATTCTTTCTCGGAGGAGGATCGTAAGATTCTGCGTATGCTTTCGGCGCTTCGTTCGAAGGAGGATCGCCAGCGCTTCGTTCGCATTCTGTCGGAGGAGTTCGGTGACGAGAATAGCTTCGATAGCGAGCCTGTGGTTCCTTCGGAGCCTATTTACGATGCAGTCGATCCTGCTGCTTCGGAGTCGACGCGCGGTGGTCGTGTTCGTCGTGCGTCACGTAAGGTTTCGGCTGGCCGCGAGATGCCTCAGGATGAGTTCGCTGAGATGGAAACTACGGTTACGGTTGCTCCGGAGAATCCCACGAAATCGGTGGATATTGACGTTGTGGTTCCGGATAGCAGTGTCGGCGTTCCGCAGCACGCTATCGAGCCTACGCCGACGTCGGGTGTCGAGGTTGGTCCTGAGTCGCTTGCGGATGCTCCGTCGGATGTCAAGCTTCCGGAGCCGCCGGAGATTCCGGGATTCGAGCTTCCGCATGATGAGTCTCCGGCTCCTGCGCCTGCTGCTCAGCCTGCTCAGGCGATTCCTGACTTTGAGGACGAGTTCGCAGGCATGTAGTCTCCAGCCTTTGAGTCAATTATATATCCCGGAAATCTTGGTAGATTTCTGGGGTATTTTGTTTGGTTATGAATGAAGGTTTGATTTGCGGTTTATCGCGTGTTGAGGATTCTCTGGATGACTTGTATTCGGAGGACTATGTTGCTTCTATGGGCCAGCTTTTGGAGATTGCGGCCTGCGAGGAGATTCTGGCTTGGGCACAGTATGCTGTAGTTTCTCCCTATCTTGTTGGCGAGGAGCGTGCTAACATCGAGGAGCTTTTCAATACGAATGCCAAGGACGAGCTTGACGATCATTTCTGGAAGCTCCAGAACCGCATGAATGAACTTCAGTACGTCCCTAAGACGTTATTTGACTTTTCTAAGATTCAGTCTACCGCCCGTTGTGAGTACCATATCCCTACGGATGTTGCGGACTTGATTACGCTTCTCAAGCAGAATATCGAGTCGGAGGAGTGCGCTATTCGCACTTACCAGAATATCATTATGGTTGCCCGTGATAATTCCGATTTTGTCACGGAGCGTATTGCTAAGGAGATTCAGGACGACGAGGCTCAGCATCTCTCGGACTTGAATGACTTTTTGGCCGACTTGGAGTCTTAGTTTTTAGATTGCAGCCGTCACTGCACTGATGGCTGACAGTTGCCTTTATATTGTGTGTGCCCTCTGGGGATCGCCATCGTGCAGGGTGGCGTCCCTTTGGGGGCTTTTTAGTTGTGGTAGATGGGTTCAGTTAGGGATACGATACAGCGTCGGGGTGGTGTTGCTTCTGCCGCCCATGACTTGCTTCTTACGGAGCGCAAGCTAGTAGGGTTCCGGGAGTTCATTCTTTCTCCGGACTACATGGCTTTGGAGGGGGTCTATCCTTTCTGGCTAAAGGAGGCAGATAGCATGCAGGATGATTTGTCTTCACTGGTGTTGACAGGCTCATTAGGAGGAGGGAAATGCGATGGCGGAACGTCCTATGTATCAACGAGTTACGGCTACAAGATGTTTAAGGACATATGTCCGGATGCGGGTTACGGTTTCACGCCGTTCGAGATTGGCGTTGAGCAGCCGGACGGGAGCTTTGCGAAGACGAGCCATTTCTACAAGGAGAAGGATGCAGAGTTGATCCACCTGCGCTGCTCGAGTGGTAGGGGTTATAGTGGTACTGCAGCCCATCCAAAGCTGGCTTACCGTGTTGGTTCGGATAGGGTGGAGCTTGTGCGGTGTGGTGACCTGCGGGTAGGGGATTACATTGCGCGTCGTTGGACAGGGGAGATAGAGTTGCATCCGGATGCGGATGAGGCGAAGCTGTATTGCTTATACGGCGTTTGGTTGGGAGATGGTTGGTACACTCATCCCTCAGTAGGGCATGATGTAATGGGTTACTTGTCTTGTGACTCTTTAGTCGTGTGGTGTCAGTCAGTAGAGGCGCACTATGGGTCTTCGGTTCGGAGGCATTCCAATAAGTCTTGCTTACTTTTTGAGTTGCCGTTATCTAAGTCCAAGTTACGCAGATTTGTTGATGGTCCGTGCGTAGCTAATACGAAGCGTATTCATGGTGATGCTTTTGGTAGCCGTGAGCGTGCGTTCTATACGTTGTATGGCTTATTGATTACGGATGGATATGTGAACAAAGGTAAGGGAACACTGGGTTTTGGTACGGTATCCCCCTACTTGGCCTATGGGGTTTGTGATATCCTTGATTACTTGGGTCTGCAGTATAGCATTCGGAAGCGTGTTGGTCGGAAGTATTTTTACAAGAAGACAGGCGAGTGGCGCGATGCTCAGGACAGCTATAGGATCACGATCTCCGTTGAGTCATCTCATGCTTTGTATGACGCCATGCTTGCTTATGTTCCTATCCTTGAGATGGATGCTCCACATCAGCGTCGGCTTGTGGATGGTCTCCGTGCGGATTTTGAGGCTCGGGCCGAGAAGAGTGGGCGCTTAAATTGCAAGACTACTTTTAAGCTGGGTGGTGCTGAGGTTGGTATAGTGGCGCAGCTACGTTCGGCCCGTCGGTTGACGGATGTTTCGTCTCGCAATAAGTTTGATTCTTATGCTCAGACTACGAATTCCATGCTTAGTAATAAGGCTGCGTCCAATCAGGCTTTCGAACGTTTGCGAGCGTGGTTGGAGGATCGAGGTCAGACGTTGCCGGACAACTTGGCTTCTTTTTGTGATGTTCGTTTTGACCGAATTGAGAGTATTGATACGACGGTTGAGGATGTTTATGATGTTACAGTTCCTTCGACGCATTTGTTCATGTCGGGGAATGTGGTGAATCATAATACGTCTTACCTGAATATGGTTACTTGCTATAAGTTGTATTGCTGGTTTAGTCAGGGCGACTTGTATAACTATTTTCAAATCCTTCGTGGTACGCCTATTTACTTTTTGTATTTCTCTGTATCTATGAAGGCTGCGGAGCGTTCTGGCTTCAAGCAGTTGCGCCAGATGATTGATAATGCTCCGTGGTTTAAAAATAATTTTCCGCGTCGTAAGGATATTCAGTCTTCCATTCAGTTTAATAACAATTTCTCTATAGAGTTTGCTTCGGGTGAGAGCCATGCTATTGGTTTGAATGTCGTTGGTGCTATTATCGATGAGGCTAACTTCAGGAATGGTGTCGGTCAGGGTACTGTTTCCGAGTATTCGGAGGTTCAGCGCTTGGCTCAGCAGTTGGAGGACCGTATGCATTCTCGGTTTACTCGTGATGGTGGTAAGTTGATTTCTTTCATGGGGTACATTTCCTCGGCTTCTTATCAGTCTTCGTTTATCGAGGAGAAGGTTTCCGAGTTAGCCTCTGATCCACAGGGTCGTGTTATTAATGCTGTTCAGTATAAGATTTGCCCTCAGAATTATTCTCCTAAGAAGTTCGAGGTGTTCTGTGGCTACCAGCAGATTTCTCCGTGTATTGTCCAGAGCAAGGAGCATAAGGATACGCTTGTGAAGTCTATGAGTCTTCCGAAGTCTAAGGCGGATGGTTATTTCGAGCGTGTTCCGGAGGACCTGAAGTCGCAGTTCAAGAAGAACATCTATTTGGCCATCCAGAATCATTGCGGACGCTCTACGGCTGCTAAGGGTAGTTTCATTACGAACTATGATGTCGTCCGCAAGGCATATAGCGATGCGTTGCTTCGTGCGTGTCCTTTGGTTCAGAGTAGTATTGTTGTTTCGGATCAGGATGACACTCCTATCCGCTCTGTTCTGGATGTTTCACGTTTACAGTATACGGATCGTCCTCATGCTTTGTGCTTGGACTTGTCTTTGACGGGCGACCACGGTTCTTTGTGCTGTGTTCGGTTTGATGGCTATGCAGCCGATGGCCGGGCTTTGCATAATGAGGTTTTCAACTTAGAGCTTGTTCCTCCGGCGTTTCCGGGGATGTTGAAGGTTTCGAAGGTCGAGGATTTCATTTTGTGGCTTGCAGAGCATTTGAATATTGTGGTTTTTAGTACTGACCAGTTCCAGTCCACGCAGCTTCGTCAGAATGTGTGCGAGGCTTTGATGCTTCCGGATATCCGCCTTTCTTTGGATAGTTCCGACATTCCTCATTTGTTGTGGCTTTCGATGTTAGTTGACGAGCGTCTTGGTCTTCTTTACTTGGAGCGTCAGGATCGAGAGATTCGGGAGGCGGTCCACGATGTTGTCAAGCATAAGGTTGTCAAGCGTGACGGGTCTTCAGACGACCAGTTCCAGACTTTGGTCGGTGCCTTCTTCTTGTCGGAGACGATCTGTACGCAGGAGGGGGATATATCGTCCTTGCTTGATGCGCGCCTTAACTTGGTTGGTGCAGGTAATATTAACCGTATGCTTAAGTCGCTTGGCTATGGTGGCGTTGCTTTGGATGGCCGGGGTCAGGTTGCCCGTGCTGCTGTTTCGGACGTCGAGGCTCCGCGTCCGAGTGTCCGTTCGCTTCTGGAGGGTCGTGCTGCTTCGGGTCCGTCGTTTACGAGTTCTGATGTTATTGCTTCGATGACGCCGCGTCGTAGACGTGGTGGTGTCTGGGATTTGATTAATGGTTTGGGCGACAAGTGATGCTGTTGGTTATGTGCAATTATATATCCTATAAATTTATATTTTGATTATGATACGTAAGAAAGACGCTGCACAGTCTCAGAGTGCTGAAGTAGAAGTTAAGATTCCGTCGCAGTCTGCTGCGGACATTCCTGTTTTGTCGTTGGATGCTGTTCCTGCACCGCCTATGCCGGATGCGTCGGTTCCGTCCACTTCGGAGGATGCTATTGTTCCTCCTTTTGCGGGTGCTCCTGCTCCGGTGAGTGTTGCGCCTAATGGTGGTAAGAGCTTCGCCGAGTTGCTTTATGAGGATGATGCTGCGGGCGGTGTGGATGCAGTTGCTTCGCCGTCTATGCCGAGTGCTTCCGTCGAGGAGCTTCCGGTTCTTGATATGGCGTTTATGCCTAAGCCAGATGCTGCTGTTGTCATGGATACTCCGAGTGAGAGTCCTTCTGTCGTTTCGCCGCAGCCTGCTCCTGCTGGGAGTCTTCGTGATGCTATTGCTAAGCGTGGCGGCGCCTTCGGTTCGCGTGTTGGCATTAAGCAGCTCATTGCCGAGCGTGGTGGTGCTCAGCGTGAGGTTGCGGGTCTGGGCGTAAAAGCGGCCATTGCTTCGCGTTCTTATCAGGGTGGTGGTGTTGGTGCATCTCGTGCCATTCGTGACCGCATGCAGGGCAGTATTCGTGCAGAGGCTGGTGTTTGCACGACTAAGGTTGTAGGTTAAGACTTCATTTCATGTATACTGGGGGTTTACAGTCATTAGGTTTAATGTTAGCGAATTTCCTCGGCATTCCGCCGGGGGTTTCGCTTCGTAGGACATACGGGAATCGCGGCACTTCCGCTAATGGGAATGGTTTGTCGGAGATTCTTGCCAATCATGATTTCATTAATTCGATTGTGGACATCACATCGGATGATGTGTGCGTAGGTAATTCTCCCGTGTACGTTTCGGGTCTGTCGTCTATTTCGAGTCCTATTCTTAAGCAGCGCACGGAGGATATCTGTGCTGCTTTGAATAAGATTGTCCGTTGGGCTGCAGTTGACTTACTGAAGCATGGGTTATCGATGTATGTCTTTCATTCTTACGAGGATCGTGTTGCGGGGAGGGTCAAGGCTTCGCTTGTTCCCTTCGTTGAGGATGTTAAGATTTACATGAAGCGTGACGGTTCTATTGTTTTCTATGACACGAAGGATCGCGTTGTTGAGAATGTTCTTGTGTTTTTGAACTACTCTAAGGAGTCTCTGGTTAAGATTGAGTCCGGGTCTCATGACAACTCGATGTCGGACGCTGAGTGGGATGAGATGCTCTATGAGGTTACGCCGGAGCCTATTCAGCTTAAGAACGTTTCCTCGGTTGCTCAGGACTTGTATGGTCTTGAGCGTTCTATGTATAGCTATCGCAATAAGTTGGCGCGTATCGTGCGGTTTATAACGGTTGATGTCGGTAACTCGCAGGGGGAGCGCACTCAGGAGATTATAGACGATATATCTCAGACTATCAATGCTGATTCTCAGTCGTTACAGCCCACGATGACGCCCAACACGGATTTTGCGGATGGCATTTCTATACATCCTCACCGTAAAGGTATCGGCAAGCCGGAGCTTGTTGAGAACGTTCCAGATTTCGATATTTCGAAGATGGCGGATTTGGATTATACGCTTGGTCGTCTTTTTCTGGCTACTCGCTTTCCTAAGACGTATGCCGACTTTAACACGAACTTGAATGAGACTACCGTTTCGTTGATTCGTGGCGATATTCGGTATGCTCGTATGGTTGCTCATTGTCGCTTCAATATTGAGGATACGATCAACAACTGGTTCCGGTCTTCGTCTAAGGAACTTGACTCGTCGGATGTTTACTTCCGTTTGGTTAAGTTGCCTACGTCGGAGGATACGGATGTCGTCGATACGCTTACGTCCTTTGCGGAGTTCTCCAACAATTTCATTGAGACTTTGGATAATGCGGAGACGCGTGAGGCGGCTCTCAATTACCTTCAGTCTATGGAGTCGTTGTTGGATGATACTTCCAACTTGAGCTCGGTTCAGAATTGGTTTGAGCTTATGCGTTTGTACATCAACGATAAGTTCGATGCTTTGGATCGTGACGAGGAGAATGCTGCTGCTCAGGAGGCTGCCGCGCTTGAGGGTCTTGGTGCTTCGCTTCCGGCGGATGAGGGTGCTGCTGAGGATACGGTTGCTACGGATATGGCTGCAGCCGCTGAGGAGTTTGAGGCGCCGCCTGCAGTTCCGGAGTAGGCTTGGAGTATGCATGTATAGGTTGGACGGAGGGTTATGCTGCGATGTAGCTCTCCGTCTTTTTGCTCATAGAATTTGCATAATAAAATTAATGTTTCTATTTTTGTGTCATAAATAGGTGTTTTATGAGTGATTTCATTAAGGCTGTTTGTGCCACGGAGGATGATCGTCCTCTTTTGGAACGGGTCAATGATGCAGACTTTGATGAAGCTGCGTGGCTTGCCGATATGTCTGCTGCATTAGCTGCTGAGGGTTTTTCTGATCCAGATACAATGGCTCGTGACCTTTTAGAGAGCCGACGCCATCCGGAGCAGGTATGTTCTATGGAGGATATATTTGCCGAGTTTGGGTTATGACGTATCGGGTTGTGTTTAATCAGCGTAGTGCGAAGGATTTCAAGAAGTACTTACGTCAGTGCGCTCCGAAGCAGCGTCGTCAGGCGCATACTATTGTAGAGTCTTTACGTGCCGATCCACGTAGAGGTATTGGTCATAAGCATCCTCTGGAGGGTCCTCTGCGGGGATATTGGGCTTGTAAGTTAGATGGCTCTACTCGTCTTTTATATACAATTAATGATGACGAGATTTTGGTTTATGTAGATCGTTTTTCTAGTGATCATTACCGCGATGTCCATAAATGATTTTAACTCTGCTGATTTTGATGAGTCTGCGTGGTTAGCACAGGCTACGGAGGATGCACGTGCGGAGGGTTTTTCTGATCCCGAGCGTGTCGCTCGCAACTATCTTTATACTCTACGTCATCCTTTTGAAGAGAGAGTGCCGTTGGAGGATGTTTTAGCTGAGCTTCGTGCGACTACTTGGAAGATGCATTAGTAGAGTTTGGGTTGTAGTGTTAGTTACTGAGTGTCATGGCCAAGCAGAATAAACCGATAAGATTGACCAAGTCGAATACCCGCAAGTATTCGAGTAGTTCACCTTCGCGTAGTAGTTCCGTGATGAAGACGAAGCCGTCGTCATTGAACTATAAGAAGTTTCTTTCGGAGCGTGATTTCTTGAAGGTTGCTAAGCGTGCAAGCATGGTGCAGGGTTGGTCCTTGTCGTCTATTGACTTTGCGGGCAACGAGCTTCGCTTCTTGGTTAATTCAGTAACACGTCCCGGCATTAAATATACGATTATAGTTCAGGTCAATCCTATTGATAAGAGCGTGATGATTGCCAAGAAGGCTAAGCTTTATAAGATTCTGCAGGATGCGGGTTTAAAGATATTTTGCAGTTGTCCTGCGTGGTCTTACTTCGGCTACTCTTATAAGGCTTGGCGTCAGGGTTACGGTATATTTCCTGAGACACGTTATCCTCACATTCGTAATCCGCATTTGCGCGGCTTTGTGTGCAAGCATTTGCATTATGTAATGCGGCTGTGGCCCTTTCTTTCTCGCCAGATTGCAAAGCAGTTCCGCGATTACTGGACTAAGGAGCAGTTGGAGCAAATTGATGATGCGATTGAATATGCTTTGAAGGGTATCAAGATTGACTTTTAGTTCAGCTTAGTTTCCTATAAGGAGGTTTTGTTCTCCGTTTCGCCTCGGGTGTTGCATGACGTTGGTCCTGCAATGTCCGAGGGTTTTTGTTGATGCAATTATATATCCTTAAAATTAAAATTGTTTTAGGATATATGGCAAAGTTGATTCCTATGGTTCGTGAGTTCAACACGTCTCCGGTTGCGGAGCTTGACGTGTTGTCTCACAACATTTCGGTTATAGCTTCGGCGCTTGGTGTTGAGTATGCTACTCCGGTCTCGACTGTTTCTTTCGTTCGTGCTATTGGCGACGGCAACGAGTTCGCGGTTACGGTTGATGCTGTTTCTGCGGAGTCGAAAGCAGGTGTTGTTACCATCCTTGTTGATCGTGATTCGGATGTAGAGTATGCTATTTCGGCGGATGGTTTCGAGGATATTACGGGCACTTTGTACGTTTCGGATGTTAATGCTCAGGTTCTGCTTCCTCGGTTTGCTGCCGTAAGTAGTGACGAGAAGTTTAGTGTCACGGTGTCGGCTTCTCCGTCGGATGCTACGGTTAAGATCAACGGCCAGTCTGTTTCGGAGTTGGAGGTTGCTGCGGGGTCTAATGTTTCGTGGTCTGTTTCTAAGGACGGTTACATTCCTCAGTCGGGCAACATTCAGTCTATTTCCAAGGATGAGACTGTTACTGTTACGCTGGAGGCCGATGCTATCGAGTCGTATAGTGACGTTGCCGTTGTCCTGAGTTACGCAGGTACTCCTGTTGCTGCTTCTGGCGGTACGGTTACTCCTACCGTTTCTTATTCTCAGATTGCTTCTTATAAGTCTGGTAAGACGGAGACCATCACTTCGGGAGGTTCTGTTTCGTTCTCCGGTGATGATGTAGATACTACATCGGGGTCTGTTGACGTTCCGAGTGCTGGTACTACTGTTTCGGGTGTTACCCTGATTACCACGGCTACCTGTACTGTTTCACTGAATGGCAAGAGCGGCTCTGCTTCTGCCGAGATTAACCGTGCTGCTAATACTGTAGAGTATAGTGCACCTGTTGTTTCTGGTGGCACCTACGCTGAGATTCCTGCAGGCGGTGGCAGTTCGACGCCGTCGGGTCTTTCTTACACTCAGACTGCTACTTACAGTTCTGGTTCGTCTGAGGCCATTACCACGGGCGGTGATGTTACCTACAGTATGCCTACTGTTGCGGGTTTGACTTTGGCTAGTGCTTCGACGGGTGAGGTTTCGGGTGCTGATCGCGGTTCTGTTGTAGGCGATGCTATTTCCGGCACCGTTACGGCTACGGTTAGCTTGAATTCCAAGTCTGGCACGCTGGAGATGCCTGTTTCGCAGGCCGCCAATGAGGCAACCTACGGGGATGTTTCGGTTGTCGTAGGTGCTATCGCCGACATTCCTGCTTCGGGTGGCGAGGCCGTTGTTGGTGATGTTACTTGCAAGCAGACGGTATCTTACACGTCTGGTGCATCTTCTGAGAATCCGATTGAGGATTATACTGTTTCCAGTCCTCTGCCGTCCGCTTCGAACTTGTCTACGACGGTTAAGGAGCGCACGAAGGTTGGTACTGTTACTGTTACGGCTTCGGGTCAGGGTGATAAGTCCGGCACGGGTTCTGCTGATGTCTATCAGGCGGCTAATGTTGCCACGTATGGTGATGCTGCGGTTTCTCTGACTTATCCTGACATTCCTGCTGAGGGTGGTAGTGTTAGTCCTAATGCTTTGACGGGCACTCAGTCTGTCTCCTACACTTCGGGTGCGTCGGAGTCGGATGTCTTCGAGGTTGAGGGTTCTCCGGTGTATAGTGGCACGAATGTCGATCTGAGCACGGGTGCTGTTACGGCAGAGGCTACGGAGTCCGCTTCTCGCACTCTTATTACTACGGCTACGGTTTCTGTTGAGAGTCACGGCAAGACGGCTACGGCTTCTGCAGAGGTTTATCAGGCCGCTAAGACGGAGTAGTTCTTTTGATTTAAAACTTATTTTTCTAAATTTTTGTACATATGGCAGATGCTAAATTACTGAGGATGGATCGTGCACGGTTCACCTCTCCGGTTGCACAGTTGGATGCTGTTAAGTTCAACATTCAGGTTCTGGCTGCAAAGGCAGGTCTGGAGTTCGAAGACCCCATGACGGCTGTTTCGTTCAAGGGTTCGGTTGGTGCTTACGCTCCGGCTTACACTATCACTATCAACAGCAATACTTACAATCCGGATGCTAACGGCGTTGCGGTTGCTGTGTTGCCGTCGGGTGAGTCTGTTTCGTTCACGGCTAAGGCCGAGGGTTATGTAGGCATCACGGGTTCGATTACCCCCGAAGGTATCAACCAGATTGTTTATCTGACTTGGGCCGCTGCTCCTAAAGCGTAACGGGCACTAAGCAATTATATATCCCACAAATTCGGAGATGATGTTTAACAAGGTCTTTGCAACATACAAGAGTCAGTTTAAGGTTGTAGACTCTACGGAGGCGGCAGATGGTACCCGGATTCCTATTATTCGCGGTGCTGCGTCGCATACGGATGTTCAGAGCCAGAAGGGCTATCGTTATCGCTCTGGTTTCTGGGATAAGGTGATTAATGATCCTGCGCTTCAGCAGCGCATTGAAGAGCGGGATATGCTTGGCATGATCGAGCATCCTACGGATGACTCGGATTACATGCGGACGCCTTTGGATAAGGCATCGCATGTTGTGATGCGTGCATGGGTTGATGAGTCTTCGCATGACCCGTGGATTGATTGTGGGTTGCTTAACAATCCGGATGGTAACGCTATTAAGGCTTTGGTTGATGTAGGTTTTCGTCCGGGTTGCAGCACTCGCGGTCTTGGTGACTATTTGATGGACTCGATTTCCGAGTATCTGGACCCTGATACTTTCACGGTTATTACTTGGGACTTGGTCAAGTCGCCGAATTTCGGAGACATTAGGTTGGAACGCGTATCGGATTCCTTGCTGGCTTCGCCGATTTTCAAGGAGGCTGTGCAGATGTATCAGTTACGAGACTCTGTAGACGATGCTTATAATCCCGACCGTTTGTTATTGGAGACGCGCCGCGCCATTTCCGCGCTTCAGGATTTATGTTCTGCTCTTGAGCGCAGTTGCCAGCGGTCTTAGTTTCCAGTAGGTTTTGATTATTTCATTTTAAGTTATTAAAAGTTTTATGACTGATTATTTATCTTTGGACGCACGCCGCGTTACTGATAGTATCGCCGCTGCTCGTGCCGACAAGCGCACTGCAAAAGCCATGCTGAAGTCGGAGAAGCTTGGCAATCTGACTACGCTTAAGGAGCGTGGTATTCAGGCTGGTATTCTGAACAACTTCAGCCGCGCCATTCAGGACTCTATTGATGCTCCCGCCACTCGCGGTCAGCAGGTTAACATGATGTCGGACTTCGGACCTTACATTCCGGAGGTTTTCCCCATCGTTGCTGCTTGGTATCCCGACTTTCCGCTGAAGGACCTGATCTCGGTTCAGGACATGAATCAGGATCTGGCTTACCTGTTCTTCTCGAAGCTGGTTACTGGTACCAACAAGGCTCCCACGATTACGGGTCAGGTTGTTGAGACCGCTACGGGTATGCGTCAGATCAATGGCTACTATCCTACGGGTGAGATTATGGGTGAGACCATTCCGGAGGAGCAGCTTGACTATGACGCCACCACGAACGAGCTTGTAGCCATGACGGCTTACTACGCTCTGAACACTAGTGGTGATTATCTGGAGAAGTTCCTCATCAATGTTTACAAGGACAACGCTATTGTTGCTACCCTGATTGCTACGACCGTTCAGAACGGCAAGGTTATGCTGGTCAACAGTGCTAACCCCGGTGTTTCGAATGGTTCGTACATGGTTGTTGAGTCGGGTGCCATCATGCTGGCTTCTGCCGACATTAACAACCTTAAGGCTACTACGGGTATTTGTCTGAACGTGAACTACGTTTGGAACCTCGACTATGCTATTCAGGAGAACATCCCGAAGGTTAAGGAGCAGGTTGAGCGTGTTGAGATGCGCGCTATCCCTCGTGCTATCGGCATGGAGTGGACGATCTTCGCCGAGGCTCTGAAGAAGTCGCAGTTCAACACCGACATCCGCGTTGAGAACACCAAGCGCGTCCTTGATCTTCTGTATCAGTATCAGGTTCGTTACATCCTCGATACCATGTGGACTTACGCTGCAGGTGCTCCCGGTACTATTACTCTCAACATGTCCAACAACTTCTCGCTGGACGTACAGGCTGCTGACCTCATGCGTCAGCTCAAGCAGTACGCTACGCAGATCGAGATCGCTACGGGCCGTATTGAGGGTAACCGTCTTGTCGTCGGCAAGAACCTGAAGTCGTTCCTCGAGTCGCTGCCCACCACGTGGTTCAAGCCTGTTGCTACACCGAGCGGCTTCTCGTCGCCCCGCGAGATCGGTACCTTTGGTACTTTCAAAGTGTATTACGATCCCTACCGCGCCGACAACGAGGCATTTATGACTTACCGGGGCACGGAGTGGTACGACGCAGCTTTCTACATGGGCATATTCCTTCCCATTGTTCCTACGGATACTGTGGCACTTGGTGTTACTGTTCGTCAGTCGATGGTAAGCATGGAAGCGTATTGCTTTAATAAGAAAACGGCAGTAGTTAAGCTTACGGTTAACTACGGGGCCTAGTCATTTTGACGGTGTGTTTTTCAATCCGGGGTAAGAAAGTTACCCCGTTTTTTTTTTGCTTCAAAGTTTTGAGTTTCATAAACCATTTACTATATTTGCATAAATATTACATGCAGTATGTTTGATGGTATCATTTATAAGTACACTTGTATTCCTACGGGTTTAAGTTATGTGGGTCAGGCTATTGGTGACGGTTCGATTCGTCATTCTCAGTTTATGAGCTTGGGTACTCGTTATACGAGTGGTCGGAGTGCTATTGATAATGCTAGGCGTAAGTATGGTCCTTCGTCTTTCACTTATGAGATTTTGGAGCGTGTTGAGTGTAATACGTTAGAGTCGCGTTCTGCTCTTTTAAATGAGCGTGAGGTTTATTGGATATCCTATTATGATACTTATAAGCATGGTTATAATTCCACTACGGGAGGTCTTGGGAGTAGCGGTTTTAAGCAGCCGCGTCATGTAGTTGAGATGCTGCGTAACCGCCGTGCTTCTGAAGAGACATTACGCAAGAAGAGTACTCCGGTTTTGTGCTATCGAATATCGACTGGGGAGTTTATTGGGGAGTTCTATGGTGCCACTGTTGCTGCTACAGAATTAGGTGTGGGTCGAGCATCTATTATAGCCTGCTGTTGCGGTTATCGTCGTCGAGTTTATGATTACCTTTTTGTTCACAAGGCTGATGTACTTACCGTTTCTGATCGGTTAGAGTCCTTACGCAGTTCCTCTTTAAAACGTGGTAAGCGACGTGACTTGGCATTTACAGTTTATGGATTTTCGGCTATAGACGGTTCCTTTGTTAAGTCTTGGCCGTCCGTAAAGGATTGTGCTGCTGAGTTGGGTTTGCTGGGGCAAACTACACGTTTACTTGATTGTATGGATGGGGTTCATTGGCAGTTAAATGGATTCATTTTACTTCGTAGTATGGATTTAGTTGAGGTCGCTCGGCGGGTCGACCTTGATCCTTACGCGGGCAGCAAGTCTCGTATTATTGCCGAGGCATTAAAGCGCCGTAGGCGTGTAGAGATTACTTGCTTGTCTACGGGTGAGGTTACTGTATGCTCTTCTATTACAAAGTCTTCTGAATTCTCTGGAGTCTGCCGTTCTAGTATAAGCTTGTGTTGTCAGGGTAAACGCAAGAGTGCTGGCGGCTACGTTTTCCGCTATGTGGATTAGTGGTTACGTTTATGCTGTAAACTTTTTAATTTACTTATGGGACTGAGTGATTATCGATTCAGAGGCAGACGTTCTGCTGATAAGCGGTGGCTGTATGGCGATCTGTATCATGCAGGTGATCTTGTGTGTATTTGTGATTGGTCTATCCATCCGCAAACTGTAGAGAACTTCGCCGTTGATCCTACCACGGTTGGTTGCTATCTGGGCCTTCAGGATAAGAACGGTAATGACATTTGGGAGGGTGATATCTTTAAAGATGATGTTCTGCGGTATGTTCGTACCGTCTTCCGGGTTCCCGGTGGCTTCGCTTTTGAGTCTAATCCTATATCGTTTGGGTACGATCATACCGAGCAGCTTTACCCATATTCTCCTATTGCAGACATGCAGACTGCTTCGTGGTTGTCTCAGTGCTGTGAGGTGATTGGCAATATTCATGATAATCTTGAATTGTTAAAACAATGACTAAAGCATCGTTTGACACAGTAGCAGGTCTGCTGTTAGCAGTTGTGGGACTATCTTCTGTGGTTCCGTCCTATGAAGCAGGCGCTTGGGTTAAGTTGGTGCTTTATGTTGTTTTGACCTGCTTAGGGATTTGGATGTTCTCTGACGGCTATACTAATCTTCCTAAAAAATAAGGGTGATAGCTCAAAGGTGTGTATATGAGAAGGAGATGACGTATGTTCATCTGTCGAATCCCTACAATTCCACAATGTTTACGAATTGTTGCGGGGTGGCTATATGTGATGATGAGCGTTGTTGTCCGGTCTGTGGTAGACTTGTAATAGGTTATGATGCTGTCAGCAATGGCGAACGGAGAATGATAAGGTGGCGTTATGCTTACCGCAATAAAGAGTCGTTAAGATAATTTTACAATTATGGTATGTAAATTAACCTTTGCGGATATTGCTGGGTACCTGCCGTATGGTTTAAAAGTTCAAGACGAGGATCAGGATATTTGGACAATACGTCAGCTTGGCAATGTAGACCCTTGTAGGGACGGTGACGTCGGTTTAGTCTCCGATGACGGGCATTATGAGCAATACACCTATATCGACGATATAGAGCTTGTACTTCGTCCGATGTCTGATCTGTACAAGGAGATCACGGATAAGGACTACAACGACGGCAAGCCGTTCGTTCCGCTGGTGGAGTTAGCAAAAGCGAAGTTTCCTTGTTTTGACAACTATGATTTTAATGCGGCTGGGATGTTTGTGTCTTGTAGTATGGAGGATGGTTCCTGCAGTGAGTGGTATAAATATGACGAAGACAAATTGTCTATTGAAGAGTTTGATCTTCTCCATAGGCTTAAATTTGACTTTCGCGGTCTGATTGACGCGGATTTGGCTGTCAGTGTTCACCACTTAAAACAGAATCCCTACGAGAAGTGAAAACAATTCGAGCATACGGGCATGGTTTCCTTCTTCGTATCAGGTATTATATGAAGTTTGATTTAGCTGATATTCTATTTTCCATTAACAAGCATGATCTGGCTTGTTACTATGCGGTATCCTATGCTAAGACTATGCCGTTGAGTTGGGGTGTCCATCGGCGAGTGTCCGTAGCCTTGTCTACCCTTGCTTGTGATTTATCGCTTTCTGCACGTGATGTTTTGCATCCTGTTCGCATGTCACGTTTTAGGTCGTGGCTGTTCAAGTATTTTGCGCGTTTTGGTATTGTCTCTACGGATTGTCGTGTTGGTGACGACTGCTTTATAGATTACTTAGCTTATTACTATTCTGAATGGTTACGCAAGAGTTTTGTTGATTACTGGCGTACACATAGGATTGCAGATACACTTTTGGTAATAGATGAGGCTTCTTCGCTTTATAAGCAGTATATTGCGCAAGGAGATTTAACGGGGTTGTGCGATGTATTCCATGCTGCTTTTGTCAATCTCGGTTATGACTTTTCATGTATTTCGGTTAATGGCCACTATTTATCATTTCGCTGTACTATCTCAGATTTAATCCCTGAGTTTAAAGAGTACTATTCTAGTGTCGCGGTTCCTTTGTTCTGGCGGTCACTTAGTGATACTGATCTTCGGTTATATTATTTGCAGGAGTTGCATTCTCTTTATGCTTCTAAGTTGATGTAGTTATGGGGTTTCGTCTTGGTCGTCGTCGAAGGGTTAAGTGTGGCGATAGAGTTTATGTATATTGGGCTGGTCGAGGTTATGACGCGGAGGTTGTCGGCTTTCGCAGTTGTAGCTTCGTCGTTCGTTTTTTAGATAACGGCAAGCAGGTTGAGTTACCTCCGTATAATCATGGGTTGTTCTATGGTTTTTGTTACGAGGCGGGTACTGCCTTTTTCTATATGTCTCACCCGTCCCATTTGCGTTGGGTGCTGCTGTGTGAGAAGCTTCGGTTGAAGCTGCCTTATAAGATTTGTCGCTTTTTGCGGTTGATGGTCTAACGCACAATTCAAAATTTGGTGTCTTATGGTCGTTCTGGAGGTCTTTGAGTTTCTCATTGGGGTTGTCCTATATCTTCTAGGGTTTTGGCTTGCCTGCGCGGTTCTTTTTGCGGTCTTGGGTTACCTTTATTGGTTTGTGGGCCTCCTAGTGCGCGCGTGCAATTATATATCCCACAAATAAAATTTGGTGGTTATGGATTTGTATAGTGCTTTGTCTGCAGACTTTGCTACGTTTCAGGAGGAGCTTGAGGCTACGGCGCCTAAGTCGGCTGCTTGGGTTATCAGTGGTGAGGGTGATGCTGCCGTTTTGAAAGGCAAGCTTTCACAAGCGTCTTTTGAGATTTCCAAGGATGCCGACAGTCAGGAGGTTCGTATGGATATTGTCGGCTCGGATATTCCTTCGTCGGTCCATGCTATTGTTCTGAATACAGTGTTCGATGACGCTATGTCTGCGGTTGCTGCTGCTGTTCAGATCAACGGTGTTTATTCGGAGGCTTTGTCTTCTGTTAATGACATTCTGCGCAATTCCTAGTTTTTCTCATGTCGGAGTCGCCTGATATAAGATTGAATGCGCTTACGCTTTTTGCTGCGCGGATGGCGGATATCCGTATATCCCGTCATCCGCTTCGTTCTGACTGTTTCTTTATGGTCAATAAGACGGAGTTCGACATTTATCAGGATGGTACTTCTTTAGAGGTTGCTCGTATTTTCAAGCAGGTTATTGTGAAGAAGAATCCGGACATGTTTTATGTTCAGGAGTCTTTCGGAGATGATGCTTTGGTCGAGGATGGTGACCTCATTCCGTGGGTTGTTAATATGACATGCTTGGGGCTTCCGCGCTTGCCGATGCTTGATGATCGTTTTTTGATTGACGGCATGGTTTATTCGGTCTCTGCGGTTAAGCCCGTGAATCGCAATTCTCAAGGCATCTTGGAATGCCTTGTTTATCCGGAGCGCCGAGATGATCATGATACGCTTTGCGTGTATGGGGTTTCTTTCCATCAGGCGATGAAGAGCGTCTCCCTTCAGGATGCCTACGGTGCACCTTCAGTTATGCGTGTTATTTACGGAGGTTCTCCGGTTAGTATGTCTTGGGATAAGAAGACATGGTCTCCGTTCGAGGCAGTATCCACGGTTACGGTTCCCTGTGGCACCAAGCGGTTCTATGTGAAGGACGCCCGGGGTGTTGTTTCGGACTTTGTGTTCGGCGGGCGTCCTGTTCCGTCATCCACGCCCGCGGCGCCGGATGGTTACTCTGCCGTTCGGGATTGTAGTGGTCGGTTGTTTTTCTGTGCTTCGTGCCAGCATATGTACGTTAATGGGTGATTTCTATGGCGTCCTTGAGTTTTAAAGATAAGTTATTTGCGACGTATCCTATTCCTCGGAGTGTTTCGATTTGGGAGGGTGATGGTGTTTCGTCGTTTGCGGTCAGCAGCTTGGATGATCTTATTTCGTCGTGCGTTGACGAGCTTCGTTCGGACTTGTACATCACGGAGTATGTCCATTGCTCGTCTCAGTCTACGTCGCTTCCGGAGGATGCCTTTGCGGTTGTGAACGCTAAGATTGACTTTCAGTTTCAGGGCAATCGTAGTGTTCGTGTTGACTTTGATGCTGCTTCCCATAGGGCTTTGATTCGTTACGTTCCTGCGGTTCTCACCTACCGTCGTTATTTGCGTCTTTCGGACTTGGATACTTTGGCGGGGGATCGCCTTATCTACGCTAAGATGTATGTTCTTTGGCAGATGGCAGAGAAGGAACTTACCATCTTGCGGTCTGTTGTTCTGGACGCAGATAATGGCTCGGTCAATCTTGATGCTTTAGCATCCTTTTCGGATAAGTGTCGTGATCGCTACGAGGAGATGAAGGCGGAGGTTTTCATTTACACATCTGGAGTATAATTTTTTTTTTTATATTATGGGGGCTTTTTATTCACATGTTTGCGATTCCGAGAATTCGGCATCGGTAAACGATAAGGTTGCTACAGGCAAGCGCATTTCGAAAGGTCTTGCCGATTATCATCTTCACCACAAGGGCGGTGCGGAGGATATTCCGTCTATGGTTGATCTGAACGCCGAGGTTAAGGAGGAGGTTACGGACTCTACGGGTACGTTCAGCCTTCCTGCTGCTGCGGCATCTATTTTGTCTATGGTTCCGACGTTCGAGGTTGCGTCTTCGGAGCCGGATCGCCTTGAGGGTTTTTTTAAGTCGGTTGACGGGGATGAGGTTTATCTTGGCTTCGATGATTCTACGGTCACGGTTTACGCATACGAAGACCTTTCGGATGTATATGAAGACCCCATTGAGGTATCGTTCGACGCTTCGTCTTTGAACAGTGTGTACGCTTTGGCTGCGTTCTTGTCTGGGGTTGAGGATCTTCTCAGTAAGTCTTTGAACGTAGAGGACTATGTTTATGGGATTAAAAAGTTAGCATCGAAGTAGCATGTTTTTGCTTCAGTACGAGAAGGCGGTTTTGGAATGGTTTCATGCAGCGTATCCTCCGTTGCGTGAAGCCATTTACGCTTCCGACATAGATAAGCTTTTGGCGTTGGACGATCATCTTAAGTATCCGTCGTTGGTTTACAGCCGTGAGGATGCTGATCTCACGTTGCCGAAGGCTTACGACTCGTACTGCACTACTGCTGACGGCACTTTGGAGCACATGCGGGCTTTTCCTTTCGAGCAGATTTACGACGCTAAGCTTGTCGTCGAGAAGCAGGAGGACATCTGGCGTGTTGCTAATACTATTCGTCAGCGGTGGTCTTATGACTCCTACGCTCATATTCTCCATCCGGACGATGACTGGCATCTAGACGTAGGTATGAGGTTACTTCGGTTCCGTGTTGAGAGCGAGCGTGACAACTTGGACCGGAAGGGTGCCCGGCGCGTGCTTCATATGCGCTGGCGTTCGAGTTTGATTCTTGAAGATTATGATGAAGCCCATCGTTGGGCCGGCTACCGTCTTTGGCTTGTTCCTAACGGTGTTATGGCGGAGAAGTATCTCATTGCGGAGGGTCCGCTTCCCATTGGCGGGGTTATTCCCGACGAGCCGCCTATGGTCGAGGGTACTATCTCGAAGGCGTAGCTTTTATACGTATATGTTTTTGCGAGGTGTTTGGTCTTGCGACCTCAAAATTTTTTCATTGATAAAGTGAAGCGGTGACTTAGGTTGCTGCTTCTTTTGTTGTGATTGTATACGTATTATCCTTATATGTATCGGGGTATTATCTATCTGCGGACTTCGCCGTCGGTTAAGTACTACGTCGGCTTGACTACGAATGAGACTAAGCGTCAGGAGCATTGGTTAAATACCAAGCGCGATTATGGTGGTTATCTCATCCGTGACGCCCGGAAGCGCTATCCGCCGGAGACGTGGGGTTACACGGTTTTGGCGGAGGTTCTTAGCCCTTCGCGGTCCGACCTTATGGTTTGGCTTAATGCGCTGGAGGTTTACTTTATTTGGCGTTATGACTCTAATAACCCGGAGCACGGCTATAACCTCACACGAGGCGGCGAGGGTCGTCTTGGTTACAAGTGCCGCCCGGAGATTAAAGCGCGTCTTTCGGCCTTATACAAGGGTCGCCCACTTTCAGAGGAGACGAAGGAGAAAATCTCTCGTGCGGCTAAGGGCCGCAAGGCTTCGGAGGAGACACGACGGAAGATGTCTGCTTTACGGAAGGGTAGAAAGCATTCAGAGGCAGCTAGACGTGCGATGTCTTTAGCTTTGCGTGGGGTTCCACATCATGCAGGTACTGGGATTATTTTATCAGCTATCCACAAGGGGCGCAAACTTGACCCGTCTCATGCTGCTAAGTTGCATGCGGCTCGTAAGAAGGCGGTATTACAGTATTCACTTTCGGGTGAGTTGCTGGCGGAGTTTGATAGCGCTGTTGAGGCAAGTGCTGCGCTGGGAGTTTGTTATGGCCCTATTAGTCAGTGTTGTCGCGGCACTTTAAAGACGGCTTATGGGTTCAAGTGGGTTTTCAAGAGGAAATTATATACTATTTTATACTACCACTTGCAATAGACGTAAAATAATTGTAACTTGCTGCCATGCATAAAGCATTCAAATATCGCATTTATCCGAACAAGGCTCAACAAGCCTTGTTGCAATCGACGTTTGGATGCTGTCGTTTTGTTTATAACAAAACGCTTGACATTAGGAAGACGGCATATGAGGCTGACAAGACGAAGCTTAGTAAGTTCGATTGTATTAATCGGATGACGGCGTTGAAAGAGGAGTATGTATGGTTACGGGACGTTCCGGCGGTTTGTTTGGTTCAGGCTGTTGGTAACATGGATACTGCTTATCAGAACTTCTTTAAGTTTGGCAAGGGTTATCCTAAGTTTAAGTCGAAGCATCACAGTCGGAAGTCTTGTAAGTTTATGGTGCCTAAGTGTGCTGTGTTGCAAGAAATTAGTTGCTTAAAGCTTTCTAAGCTTGGTTTAGTCAAGTATAAGAAGGATCGTGAGTTTGTTGGCACTTTACGTCACATTGTAGTTACACAAGAAACTGATGGTAAGTATTATGCTTCGTATGTGGTCGAAACGGGCGTAGAAGCACCTAAGCCACAACCAGTAGAAGCTAGTACGACGGTCGGCATTGATTTAGGACTCAAAGACTTTATCGTTATATCTGACGGCCGCAAGATATCTAACCCGCGTTTCTATGCTACTATTGACCGTCGTATAGCACGCTTGCAGAAGCACGAGTCGAGAAAGACGAAAGGGTCTAAGCGTCGTGCCCGTATCCGGTTAAAAATTAACAAGCTTTATGTTAAGAAACGGAATTTAATCAAGAATTATATTTACCATGTTGCTAAAGCATTATTGCGTGAAAGCCAAACGCTAGTAATGGAGAATCTTAATATTGGTGGCATGGTTAAAAATCACAAGTTAGCTAAATCCATCCAAAATGTTTGTTGGGGTGAGCTTCGTAGAGTTCTGGAGTATAAGTCACAATGGTTGGGCCACAACTTAATCTTCATAGATCGTTGGGCGCCGAGTACGAAGACTTGCAGTTGTTGTGGCTTCCACAATTCTACGTTAACACTTTCCGACCGCTCTTGGGTTTGTCCGGGTTGCGGCACGCGTCACGACCGGGATGTTAACGCAGCAATCAACATCAAGCGCATGGGTTTAGCGACATTATTGCCTGCGGTGCGCGGGTTTGACGGGCGTGGAGAGGTCGGTTACGGCTTCGACGAAGCGTCAATATGTACAAGTTATTAATTGTATATAATCACCTTTCAAGAATCCTGCACCGCCAGCCCTCAAGCGTTCAGATCGTTATGTGGGTCAGTTCAGTTTGGAGGGCGAGTTGCTGCATGTTTATCCGTCTGCAGTTGCTGCCGCTAAGGCGACTTATGGTCTTGTCTATGGTATTCGTGGATGCTGTAGAGGGGAGCATATTACGTCGGGTGGTTTCCGTTGGCATTATGTACATAAAGATACTCATGCAATTATATATCCCATAAATAAATAACTGGTTTACAATCATGGGAAAGAGCGCAAATCCCTTAATTTCAGTGCAATACACCGATGAAACCAACTACGTCGAGGCTTCTAGTACTGATGACGTGATGGGTATGGTTATGGATGCCAACTGGGGTCCTTGTGGGACACCTGTTGTTTGCAATAGTACCACTTTCCGTTCTATTTTCAATCCTCAGGGTTTGGGTCGTTTGAATGGCACGCTTGCCACGGCGCTTCGTGCTTTCGAGAAGAATCAGTCTTACATCGAGGTTGTCCGTTTGGGCAGTAAAGAGAATTGGCTGTTCGTGTATATTACGAGTGCTGGTACGGTAGGTACTTATTCGTATCCTTATAGTACCGATTCTTCGGCTATTGATTTCTCGGCTGTAGCTACGGCTATCGAGACTTCGTTTGAGGGTGATTCTAAACCTACGGTTCAGGCTTTGTTCCGTCTTCGTTATCCGGGTGGTTTCCCTGCCCAGATTACTTTGTCGGCGTCGCCTAAGACGTTCTTGGGAACCCAGATGTATAGTCTGGAGCTTGCGGCTTACTCGGGTCAGACTTACACTACTGCTGGTGCTTCGGCTCGTGGTAAGAGTACGAAGGCTTCGGGTGCTACGGCGCAGCCGTCTTTCACCAATATCCTTGAGACCTTGACTTTCTCACTTGTGGACTTGACCTACAACGGTGTTTCGTATAATTACGCTGATGTCATTACGAATGACTCTACGTACTTTGTTTCGGACGTTGCGTGGGCTGCGGGTAAGTCTGTTAGTGTTGCTTTGACGAACGCGCCGTTCGCATACACAGTTGCTGATGCGGAGATTCCGGGCATTGCTTCTCCTTCTTCTACAGTTCCGGCTTACGTGGCAGATGACTTCGTCGCAGCCTACGAGCTTTTCAAGGATCGTGACATTTCGTCGTCTACGGAGTTGGTTAATAGTTACCTTTGGGATGCTTATCTGGAAGGCAATAGCAATCCTGTTTTTGATTCCTCTGCGGGTCCGGGTGCAGTCATGACTAAGATGTCTGAGATCGCCGAGCTTCGTCAGGACTGCTGCGCCTTGCTTGGCTTCCCTACGACGGTTAATTCGTCTGCGTGGATCAATCCTAACGAAGTTAATTGGGAGACTACTACCCGTACGAATGCTCGCACTTGGTTCGACGCTATTGCTAATGCGGGTCTGAACATGCACTCGTTCGGCATCGTTGGTTGGGAGCGCTATACGCTTCGTACTACGATGGGCGTTAAGGTTTATAACCTTGACTGTACTGCAGGGTGGTGTGGACGTATTAGTGCTGTTGCTGCTTCTACTCGCAATCGGAACCAGCTTCCGTCTTACAAGGCTTATGGTACTTACCCGTCGACGCTTGTTCGGACTATGAGCTTTGAGAATGTCGTTGAGATGCATAAGGAGGACGGTATTGGTTCTGTTTATAGCACTGCTACGGGTAACTTCATCTTTGACGTGAAGGGTCTCTACGGAGTCGGCACTTCCTACTTTGCTCAGGCGAACGTTATGCGTGTCATCGAGTTCTTGCTTAGTAATAGCTACGACATCATTGAGCAAGTTATCCATACGGACGTTGCCGCTAACAAGGCTTCGCGTATTGACCTCGAAGGTCGCATGAATACGATGCTTAGCTGGTTCATTTCTCGCAATGAGCTTAAGGCCGAGTCGTATGTTGATATCGGTGATTCTTTGAACAGCGATGATCTGACGAACGGTGGTGAGTACTTGAATATTAACATTGTCTGCTACTTCTTGAAGTTGACGCAGGGTGTTAATATTAACATCATCGCCCGTGATGGTAGTGTTAGTTCGTCTGTTTCGATGGTTAATTAATAAAAATCTTTGGTTGTCCTATGACACGTAAAATACAGACTTTCACGGGTATCATCACGAACCCGATGAATATTCACAACTTCGCGTTGTCCATTCCGGGTTTTGAGGATTACAGCATCACGGTTCAGAGCACGTCGTTTCCGTCGGACTCTCTCCGTCAGACGCGGTTGTACGTTGCGGGTGAGGAGATTCGCTATCCTACGGTTGCTCAGAATTCGGGCACGTGGCAGTTTGTTGTTCCGGAGACGGACGACGGTACTATCAGTTCCATTCTGGATGGCATCCGTTCTGAGATTTGGAATCAGCTTACGGGTGGTTTGACGGTTGATCCTACGCAGTGGCGTGACATTGGTGTCATTGCCCGCGACCTCAATAGTAACGAGTCTTTCGAGGTTATTCTGCATGGTGCATGGCTTGCGGGCCGTGGTGACGTTCAGCTTAATCAGGCTACCCCGGAGACCAACTGGCAGTGGCAGTATCAGTTCATTTACCAGTGGCTTGAGAATAAGAACCTTCGTGGGTTGTAGTTCCGGGTATATTTATCCACTTCTAGGAGGCTGTGGGCGTGGGTTGTAGTGTCCCACCTCACAGCTTCCTTTTTTTTTTCAGATTGGTGTTACGATGAGTATTAAGATTTCTGCTTTCACTGCTGCGATTCCTGCTCCTTTGACGAAGCGGGATATTACGATGGTGTGGCCTAATTTACCTCAGTCTATGTTTCTTGTTCAGTCGTTGACTTTTCCTACTGAGCAGTATGCTAAGGTTGAGGTTCCGGTTCGTGGTGTTTCTGTTCAGCTTCCGACTCAGGTTTTCCAGTCGGGGGACTGGTCTTTCGAGGTTCCGGATAGCAGGTTTACAGCAGTTCGTTATGAGATTGAGCGAGCTTACTACGAGCAGCGTCTTCATAATATTCATCTCATTATGGGTGATGTCTCCAATGTTCTCAACATAGGGAGCGGTGCTTCGTTCTTTAGTAACCTTTTGAATGTAGCATCTGCTGCGACATCTACATTGCTTACGGCTTGCACCTTGTGCGATGCTTTTATTACCGATATCGATCCGGTTCAGTTTTCCGTTGCGGGTTCTGCGGGTGATCCTGTTTTGTGGTCGGTGAAGGTTCACTATACGTACATTACGAAATTGACTAACGTGGGGTAGAGTTATGGGTCGTTTAAGTACTTTGGTTCAGCGTGCTGTTGCTTCGCGTCGTGAGTTCATGAGTCTTTCGGCTACGGGAGGTTCCTCCGGTACTCGTCATGTCATTTCTCCGCTTTTGCAGGGGGACTTTCGTCTTACGTTTGTGGACGGTAATGACAGTTCTTTGCAGTGGCATTCCACGGATTTCCTTTTGACGAGTTTAAGTGGTCCGAGTGCTACGTTGTCATGGTCCCCGCATAGCTCGATCTTGGGGGTTTCCATGCCCTCTATTGCGCAGGATTACCTGACTATCAACTTCTATGTTTCCGGGGACCCGGATTACACTCGCGCTAGTTTCCCGTCCTTGTTTTTGTACAATGACCAGTTTGCACCTAATGGGGCTTTGCGCTTGCCGTCTTCGGAGTACTTTGCGTCCTCGACTACAGGTCGTCCTGTAGGCGAGCAGGCTACCAACGAGAGTATTATCAATTCTTTAGGGGGTACGGGTAGCACTTACGTTCGTCCGACGATAATCCTTTATGCTCTTTACCGTCCGAGTGCGGGTGGTAGCTCTATGGAGGATACACCTATTGAGCTTTGTAGGTTCGAGGGCTGCGTTTTTGGGACGCCTACGCCTGCTGTGAATCCGTCTGCGGTTGCTCCTATGACTTGGTCACAGCAAATAGGTTACCGTTTCGTTGTTTGGCAGGACGGTACGTTCTTGGGTAAGGCTATTTCGAAGGCCGAGCACCTTCGTTCTTTCCATGTCACGTCTTCAAATTAATTTTGGTAAGGCGATTACATACAATTTTACACAACTGTTTGCAATAAACGTAAAATAATTGTAACTTGCTGCCATGCATAAAGTATTCAAATATCGCATTTATCCGAACAAGGCTCAGCAGTCCTTGCTCCAAGTGACGTTTGGATGTTGCCGCTTCGTGTATAATAAAACACTTGATATTAGGAAGACGGCTTACGAAACCGACAAGACGAAGCTTAGTAAGTTTGACCTCATCAAGAGATTAAAGCCACTTAAAGATGAATTCCCGTGGCTGCGCGACGTGCCGCATGTATGCTTGCCGCAAGCCGTCTACAACATGGATAGAGCTTACCAGAACTTCTTTAAGTCCGACAAAGGCTATCCGAAGTTCAAGACGAAGCATCGCAGCCGCAAATCTTGCAAATTCCCGTATCCGTTCTGTGATGTGCTTCAAGAGCAAGCGCGGCTCAAGTTTTCTAAATTAGGTTTAGTCAAGTACAAGAAAGATCGGGAGTTCGTTGGTACTTTACGACACATTGTGGTTACGCAAGACAGCGATGGTAAGTACTACGCTTCATGTTTGGTGGAGACTACTACGGAGATTCCGGAACCGCAACCTGTCGATGTCAGTACTACGGTCGGTATCGACTTAGGACTTAAAGACTTTATCGTCACGTCGGACGGACACAAGATACCTAATCCACGTTTCTACGCTACTATCGACCGTCGTATAGCACGCTTGCAGAAGCACGAAGCTAGAAAGACAAAAGGGTCTAAGCGCCGTGCACACATCCGGCTGAAGATTAACAAACTCTATATTAAGAAACGCAATTTAATTAAAAATTATATTTACCATGTTGCCAAGACGTTACTGCGTGAAAGCCAAACGCTAGTAATGGAAGACCTTAATATTGTCGGCATGGTTAAGAATCATAAGTTAGCTAAATCCATTCAGAACATTTGTTGGGGCGAGCTTCGCAGAGTGTTAGAGTATAAGTCGAAGTGGCTTGGTCACAATCTTATTTTCATAGATCGTTGGGCGCCGAGTACAAAGACTTGTAGTTGTTGTGGTTTTCACAATTCTACGTTAACACTTTCAGATCGTTCATGGATGTGTCCGGGTTGCGGTACACAACACGACAGAGATGTTAATGCCGCGCTTAACATCAAGCGTATGGGTTTAGAAACATTACTGCCCGCGGTGAGCGGGTTTGACGGACGTGGAGAGGTCGGTTACGGCTTCGACGAAGCGTCAATATGTGCGAGTTATTAATTGTATATAATCACCTTTCATATGATAGTTCAGCTTCCGTCTAATGGTATCTTTGGTCTCACGCAGACTGTTTTAAACACGCCGCTTGTCGGTCATCTTTCCCAGCTTGCTTCTACGGATTACACGGAGGAGCAGATTCGTCAGGAGTTTGTTCGTATGCTTCTGGCTCACCCGGAGGACCTTGAGCGCATGACTATCTGCGACCGCGATTACTTGTTCATGATCGCTGCGTCGGGTGTTTGTATGAACCAGATCACTACGGACTTTGTTTGTCCTGTATGTAAGGATGGTGGCAAGGACGTTGTCAGCTCTGTTGTTTATGACATTACTCAGCAGGAGGTTATTGAGCTTGCGCCTAAGACGCCGTCGGAGGTTAAGAAGACTTGGGATGACTTGGGTACGGAGTACACTTATCGTATTCTCCGTGCTTCGGACGAGGAGCGCTTGGTCGAGTACGCTTTAGCCGACTACGATCATTACAGTCTTCGTTATGAGCAGGCTTTCATGGCTGCTACGCTTGGTCAGGATTGTAGCGATAATGAGGCTATTGCTAAAGGTATTGATGTTATTAGTCAGTATCCGTTGGCGGTATATTTCTCGGCGTTACTGTTTACGCAGGTTGTGTTTCATGGTGTTCGTCCGAGTATAATGGGTAAGTGTCACGAGTGCGGTCGTGATGTTAAGGTTTTGATTCCTTTTGGGGATACGGTTAAGATGCTTGACTCTGCCCGTCTTGTCAACCGTTTCTCTCAGATTTCACATATGGTTGACTTCAAGTCTTTCTTGGAGCTTTCTATGCCCATGCTTGCGCAGTTTGAGGCGAATGCGCGTGCTCAGGCTAAGTAGTGGTATTGTTATATGGCGTCGGACGAGAAGTTTAAAATTAGCGGCCTGAATGCCGCGCTGGATGAGTATTTGGAGAAGATTGACAAGGTCAATCTTAGCCGCAAGGACCTTCTTGCTAACAAGGAGCTTCTGGAGGATTCCTTGAAGTTGCTGGCTTCGCTGGATGATAAGATGAAGACGATTGAGTCTTCGTCTGCTTCGTCTTCCGAGAAGTCAGCCCGCTTAGCTTTGCTTGATAGCATCCGTTCTAACGTCATGTCGGGGAAGCCCGTTGATTCGTTGCTTACACAGGAGTCTCGTGTTTCGGATTTAGCACGCCGGGGTTCGGGTGCTGCATCGTTTCCGCGCATTTCCTCTAGTGAGCGTGTTGGTCTTCTGAGTGTTTCGGAGCGTGTTGCCGCCGCGGGGTTAGGTTCTACGCTTGGGGGCTTGTCTCCGCGCCAGATTGATGCTATGCTTTCGTGGGCTACCCGTTCGGGTGGTGGTCCGTCGCGGTCCGGCATGAGTGCTGCTTTGCAGTCGAGTGCTTTCGAGCTTGGTAGTGGCTTGACTTCGGGCGGCACGTGGGATCGCCTTCGTTCATCGTCTGACGATCATCTTATAGACTCTTTGGACGAGGCGGAGCGTGAGGAGAAGTTCGATCAGTCGGTGTCTACTATTCAGACTACGTCGGATGCAATCCTTGCTTCTTTGGGCAAGCCTACGAAGGGTGCTCCTGCGCGTCTTGAGTTCCGCCAGCCTAAGCCGTCTAAGAGCGGTCGTGGTGATTGGTGGTCTACCTTGAAGTTGCTGGGCGGCATTGCGGGGACGGTTGGTGTTCTGTATGGTCTTTTCAGCAACCAGAAGGTTCAGCAGTGGTTGAACGATGTTCTTCTCAATCCGGATAAGTGGAAGGAGTGGGGCGATAAGATAGATGCTATCTGGAATCGTCTTGGTGATGTATTCAACTTGGTTATGTCTTCTACCAAGTCTACTCGTGATGCTACTGTTGCTTCCGCTAATGCGGGGTACGAGCTTTATAAGAGCATGGACTCCGATTTGCAGGGTTATGTTAATAGCTTCAATAGGGATGTTGGAGGTATGCAGCCGATGCGCGTTCTTGGCTTATCGGACATTGATCGTTCTGTTGCTGCGTCGGGGGTTGACGAGGCTTTGTCTGCTGCTGCTAAGTTAGGGTTTGGTGCTTTGGGTGCAGGTGTTGTACTGAAGAAGGGTTTATCTGCCTTGTACGCTGGTGGTCCTGCGAGTGCTGCTGCTTTGGCGTTGTTCTCCATTAAGGCGTGGTCTGAGATTAAGGAGACTCAGCGCAAGACTTTTAATATTGTCTCTGCCGCGTGGGCCGTTGAGCATGGTTTAGCTGCGGCTTATCTTTTTACCGAGGGTTCGGGGTCTTCTCCGTCATTGGTTGCTTTGGGCAAGATCGAGGATGCTTCCGGGACTACTTCTTATGATTCTTTGTCTCCACAAGAGCAGATGGGCTATTCTACGTCGTTGTTGCTTCAGGTTGAGTCGGAGCGTCAGCGGTCTAATTCATATGCTTTGCTGTCTTCAGCTTTTTCCTCCAATCCTGCTATGTACGCTGAGCTGGTCTTGGGTAAGACCGGGTTATCGACCGACGCTGCTCGTGGTGAGCTTATGGATTGGCTGAGTAAGTCTTCTCCGGAGGAGCGTCGTGCTTTCCTTGCTCAGCATCCTGAGATTTATCGGATGATTACGAGTGGTAACGTTGGTCTTGAGCTTGGTCGCCCTGCAGATTATTTAGGTCGTGCAGATGGTATGTATTCCCATTTGTTCTTTAATACTGTAGACAGTGCTATGGCTGCGAGTGCTCAGGGTTATGAAGGTGGTGAGTCAGACCCAGCCTTTGTAGAGGCTTGGGATAAGATCGCCCGTGGTGAGGTTAACGTAGCCCCGTCCGGTAGCGGCTTGCTTCGCACTGCGGATATGCAGCGTCAGTATGATGCTATGCGTGACCCGAGTGTGGTAGGTTATCAGACTGCGGCTGCATTCAATATTATGAGTTTTTTTGCAGGTGATAATGTGGATGCTGGGATAATGAAGCTGGGTATGAAGGGTGCTACGGGTCGCCGTGCATCTGCAGGAGCTTTGGCAGACTTCCAGCGTGCTCTGGCGTTGCGCAACATTCGTCTTCGTGGGGGTGACTCTGCGGTGGTGCCTGAACTTCAGCTTTCCACTTTCTTGCCTAGTATTGCGGGGTCTATACAGTCCACGTCGAGTTCTGCTGCTCCGAAGCTTGAGGAGTATGTTTCTGCTTCCGATTTGAAGTTGGACGCTTTACTGTACAAGGTTGACACTTTAACCCATCAGTTGGATGTCCTTCGTGAGTCTCGGGCATCGTCACCGTCGTCCTCTGAGGGTTCTGGTAATGCCACTATGGTCAATAACAATTCTACCACGGTTATTCGTACCGCTAACGATCCTACAGGCTCCATGTAATGCAGAGGGCAGAGGTTGACATACAGGGTGCGGGTGTTGATGCTTTTCTGGCTCTCTCCGCTGAGACGCTGCAGGTCTGGGCTGCGGCTATGGCTCAACTGTCTTCGGAGGACGTTGCGGATGCAGAGTTGCCTGCCATGTCTCCGTCTGCTTTACGTGCTTATATCGAGTCTCATGATATAGATGATGTTGCGGATGGTGCCGAGCGTTCTGCGTCTACGGATGATGACGAGGATGGCGGCGGGGTTCTAGGCTGGCTTCTGCGTCGTGCGGGGAGTGCTGCTATTCCTGCGTCGGTTAAGGCGGGTCTTGCTCTTTTGGATATTGTGATGTCTGTGGGTCAGGCTGCTTTGTGGGGTTTTCTCTTGTTTGGCGGCTTCAAATTGATTCACCGGGCATCTACCGCCAAGTTAAAGATCGACGGCTCAGAATCGGATTTTACGACGGAGTGGGCTTTGGTTCCTACGTGGTTTTCGGAACTTGCCACCGGGTCCGGGGGTGGTGCAGTTGTTCGAGGTACTCGGGCTTACTCGGAGGTTCAGGGTTACGTTGGTTCTGAGTTATATAAGCTTCTTGTCGGTGAGGAGTACGCCCGTGAGGATAAGGGTGTTGTTTCTACTGAGTATGGTATTATTGACTCACTTCATAGTAGACTTCACTCTGGTCTTGATTTGCGTATTGCTGGAGGCACTCCTTTGCGGTCTTTAGGTGATGGTGTTGTGACCCGCGCATGGGAGGGCGGTTCGGGTGGCAAATCGCTCCAGATTACGCTTGATACTGGCATAGTGGTAGGCATGGCTCACCTGCAGGACAATTCGCTTGTTCCGGTGGGCACACGTGTCCGCAAAGGGGACGTTGTAGCCGTTTCCGGTAATACGGGTACACATACTACTGGTGCTCATCTTCATATTACTTTCCGGCGTGCTTCGAATATGGGTTCGACGGTTAATCCTGCTTCCATCATGCTGGAGTTAGGTATTTCAGTTCCTATGGCACAGACATCTTCTTTTCCGGCAGATAGACAGGCTCAGGGTTATTCTATTACTCTAGGTTCCTCCTTAGCTAAGAATGCTTATAACTTGACAGGCTTGCAGGCTTTCGGCACACAGTGGAAAGGCAAGTCGGGTACGGTTCAAGCTTCTGGGGGTCGTGTTTTCGAGCGCTTCACTTCTCCGGAGTGGAGTCTTCGTGCTACTATGGGTACTCTTTTGAATTACCAGACTCGGAAGGATATTTCCCGGTCTGGTGGCACTTGGACTACCATTGGTGATATTTCCCGCATGTATGTATGTGGGGGTTACACGAACCGTCCGGCTTACGAGGGGGATGATATTGTTCAGTATGCCCACAACATTTCGGAGTTCTCTGGTTATGGTGTTGATGAGCGCATTGATGTTCGTCGGCCGGAGGTTATTGAGAAGCTCACACAGGCTATTGCACGTCAGGAGTCTTTTTCGATTGTTTCGGATACCGCTATTAAGCAGGTTCGCGCCGTTGCTTTCAATGACTTCTCGTCGGCAGTGAATAAGCAGGATGTTCCGGGGCTTAGTTCCAACTACCAGAAGTTTTAATGGGCATATACGTATATGTAGGGACTTACTATTTTATGATGATGACAGGCCGGGGCTTTCTCCGGCCTTCGTTGTGGTTTCTGAGGGTTCTGGGGGTTGTGGGCTGTGTGTTGTGGGCTGTGGGGTTGTGTGTATGTTCCGGCTGGCTGCGTCCTTCGTTGTAGGTTCCGGGTTTGGGTTAGGGTTGTGTGGTGTTTTGTCCTTCGTCGTAGTTTTTTTTTGTTTGTGTTCTGTTTGTTTGCTGCTGTTCTGGCTTTAAGCAATTATATATCCCATAAATTGGTTTATCGATGTCGTTGAGTGTCCAACAGATCCGGGATTTGAATAAGATGCGGCTTTTTGTTACGAGCTGTAGTGATCCTGCGGGTGAGTATTCCGATGGTAGTTCAAGCACTGCGGGTGTCTGGAGCTTCGGGATGTACTCGGAGGGTGGTCTTGGTCTTGAGGCACCTATCAAGACGACGTCTGTCTTCGGTGCGCTTCCGGGTAGTGGCTTCGGTGATACTATTGTTGGTCAGACTTTGGGTTCTGCGCTTCAGGTTGGCTGGGGTTTGGTTCCTCAGGTTGACTATCCACATAAGTTTAAGTTTCAGGGTAGCGAGCCTTTGAGTTTTAGTGTTAGGTGCTACTTGGTTTTGGAGACGAGCGTGCAGCATGATTTCTTTGCCCCTTTGCTTCGGTTGTTTTTCCTTACTTACCCTCGTCGTACTACCGATCCTGCTTCGGGTGCTGCTATTAGTGTTCAGGATTGGTTCCGTGATCATGCTTCGGAGTTGGACGCTTCTATTCAGGATTGGATTTCGGCCTTAAATACTCCGTCTACACGTAATATTTACGATTTTCTCAGTAAGCTTTCGTCGGGCGCTGCGGACGCTGTTTCTGGGGTTGCGGACTTCGTTGATAAGTATGTAGGGAGTGTTTATCCTTTGGTCACGCCTCCTACGTTCCGGACCCGTGGTAGCAATACCCCTAGTCGTTTTCCGTGGGGTGGTGAGGTACGATATTACCAGACTTCGGGGAGTGGTTTGGCTTTGGGTTACGGTCGGACTTATGTTGACGATGTTTTTATTCGTAGTTTGAGTGTTCGTATTCCGGAGCTTTATTATGACGGTGGCTTCCCGCAGGTTATTGAGGTAGGCTTGACGTTTGAGACGTTGCGTGTTGCTACTGCGGATATGCTTTACGGTGCGGTTACGGGTCGTCTTTAGTTTAAAAATCTTTTTGTCATGACTATTGAGGAGGCATATCAGAGTTACGGGAGTCTTACGTATGAGACGAGTGTCGGGTGCAATCTGTTATGGTTGTGCCGTGAGTTGTACGGGAGTGATTCTAGCTATTACCGCCGGATATTGTGTGTCTTGAATCCTCGTATTAACTGGCTTTCTATCCCTAGCGGTGTTTCTATAAGTTATCTGAGTCCGGACATTGTTTCGGGTCTGAGTTTGCAGTAGGGGTCTTTGCTATGAGTTCTCTGATCTTACGTGTTGGGTCCTCGGAGTTTACGCCTACGAGTTGGAGTTTCGAGGAGAGTGTTTGGAAGTACTGCCCTGAGTTACGGTTCACGCTTCGTTCCGCTTTGCCTAGTGACGTTTTCACGTTTGGAGATAGCGACGTTTCATGGGTTGTTATTTCGTGTGTGGGGTCTGGGGACGATAAGTATGACTATGTATGCTACCCTAAGAGCTTCTGGGATCAGTGTAATGTTGTCAGCGACTGCGTTAATGGTGATTACACGTTGCCGGAGTTGTGTAGTGTTCTGGGTCTTCCTTTTTATAATGGTCATAGTGGTAGTAGCTTTTCACGCTTCCGTTGGGTTCTGCCACGGCTTCGTGGTATTAAGCTGCTCGATGCGTTGACGCTTGGCGGTGCGTGCCTCGGTGGTGGTTGTAGTACTTTGCACTATGACGCTTCCGGGGGTTATATTTTTAACGATCTGCTGTTGTGGAGTTCTAGTGATCTTAGTAGCAGTAGGTTTAGCTTTCTAGGTCGTGGTGGTAGTCCTAGTCTGGACCGCGGTTGGCAGACGGATGTTCCGGGGGTTGTTGATTTTTACTTCGATGGTGATGGCGGGGTTGGTTCCCTTCGTCGTGAGTTGTTTCGCGGTAATAGCGGCGTTGGCGGCTTTCACTTGTATATGAGTAATGATAGTGTCTGTGAGCGCCGTGTTTGGGAGAGTCGTAATCGGTTCTGGCGTTCCTTCTTCCGTGGGAGCTTGGTCCAGTTTAACGGTGTCCAGATTGTCGGGGGTTATATTGGCGCTGGGTGCTTATGCCGCCATATGGACGCTGTAGGTGAATCGGGTCGCGGTTATATCTGCTGTGGTTATCGTACTGCTTATAGCGGTTCTGTTCAGGATATAACGTTGGACTGCGTTCTTGTGTGATTTGTCCTTCGTTGTGGGTTTCCGGGGTTTTTGTTTGTCTTGCTATGTTGATAAAGGCTTTGGTTGTAGGAGGTAGTTCTAGTGATCCGTCGGGTGAGGGTCGTGTTGAGCTTCGGAGTTCTAATGTCTGGGATCGGAGTTTGCGGATTCCGGTTGTTGGTAATGTACCTTTGAATGAGGGTGATGTTGTCTTTGTGGATGTTAGTAATGGGTATGACAGTCCTTTGGTTCTGGGCCGTAGCCGTGACGGTTCATGGAGTACGCATGCTTCGGACTCTGCTTCGGGTTATAACGTTCTGTGGGAGAGTGTGAGTAGTGATGGTTCTACATGGGGTGTTGCGTACACAGTAGGTTCCACGTTTGTTTATGAGAATAGCAGTGGTTTTGTTTTTCGGAGCACGGATGGTAATGTTGTAGTGCACGATGGTTCTAACCGTGGTGTTGTAAATATTGCGTCTTTGGAGTCCTTCATGCAGGCAGTGTTGAAGGATTTGGTTGCAGTTGGTAGTGGTACGCATACGGTTTCTTACTTTGGTAAGGAGTACTACGAGTTGGAGGATAAGACGTTCACGCATTAATGTTATTTGGTCATGGCAGTTCCTTTTAGTTTGGATGTTGATGTTTGTATCGACGCTAAGTATTCGGCGTCTTTGAATAAGTCGGAGGAGAGTGTTCCAGACGATCCGGAGGAGGGCAAGCGTCGTCGTTCTGCGTTGCGTGCTATGATCAAGGACGCGGCGAAGGATTACATTAATCGCAAGTTGGATAAGCTTGACTCGCAGTGGGAGAAGTTAGGCGACTCTCTCTCTAAGGTTGAGTCTTCAGCGCGGACGGTTTTGACGGGTTCTACGACGGGCACGGCGACGGAGGCTGCGGGTACCGCTTTGGAGGGTCCTCCGACTACTCCGGCTTCTCCAGCAGGTGCGGGTATTAAGCTTGCGGGCAGTGGTCTTCGTCAGGCTGCTTCGGGCGCTAAGGACTCTTTGGGTGCCGCCTTGAATGATGCCTCGGTCTTGCTTGGTGATTGCCGTGACTTGTGCGACGAGCTTGGGGTTACGCAGTTGCCTGCAGTGTCTAATGGTCTAGCTACTATTGAGAATCCTCTTAGTGTTGCCGCAGCCGCTATTTCGGCTATCCCTTGATTGGGTTTTACGGTTTTTAGGGTCTAAGCCTTCGCGGTCGAGTGTGACGCTGCGGGGCTTTTTGGTTTTGTGCAATTATATATCCCATAAATCGATGCTTCATGGATTTTCCGTTGGTTTTGTCGGACACTTCTACGTTGAGTTTCGTCTATGGTTATGACGAGCTTAAGCAGGCTTTGTATCTGTTGTTGAAGACGTGGTATGGTCGTTTTTTGCAGAGTTCCGTTATAGGTTCCCGTGTTTCGCCGCACGTTGTCGAGGAGCTTACGTTGCGTGCGGGCATTTCGGCTACTATCACGCAGTTGCGTGGTTGTGTCTGTGAGGACGTTCGTGTTAGTGGTGATAACGTTGTGGTCCGTGTTTCCTACGGTGGTCGCCTTGATGATTTTGAGTATTCGCTGAGTTCGTTTAACTAATTGTCTATAATTGCATGGCTCGTCCTATAGAGGAGATATATAATTCGCTTGTCTCGAAGGTTTCGTCGCAGAGTGGTTCTTCGTGGTCTTCGTTGAAGGACAGTATGGTTGGCAAGGAGCTTTTGTGGTTCGGTGCTAACATCGAGTCGGATGCCGAGGTTCTGAGTGATGCTGTTAATGGTGTTGTATCGCTTGCCCGGTATAGTGCCGATCAGCTTATCTCGTATGCATACACGCAGGATGTTCCTTTGGATTTGAGCCGTCCGTCGTCGGTTAAGGTTGGGTTCCGTGGTCTTCCGGGCGGTCGTGCGGTTGTGTGTGCTCCTTTCCAGTTGTGCCTTACGATTGGGACGCTTTCGTTCTATAATATCGAGTACTGTCGTACGGACTCGGAGGTTACGCTTTATCAGGGTATCCCTATGCAGATGCTTTCGGGATCGTCTATGGTCCTTCCTTTTACGGTTCCGGGAAACCGTGTTACGCCGTGGAAGTTGTACTTGGAGCTTCAGTCGGGTTCTTTCCAGAGCAGTTACGTTAAGTTGGGTTCGGATGTTCTGTCTTCCAGTGTCTGGGTTTTCGCTCAGGCCCAGAGTAGCTCTACGAGTGACGTTGTGAGTCCGGTCTTTCCTTATACGAGTTATAATGCGTCTTTGTCGTCTCCGCAGGCTAAGTTGTACAAGGTCCGTGCCTTGTGGGATTATACGACGTGCGTTCTGTTCGGTGATAGTAACTGGGCGCAGCCTGTTTTGCCGTCACAGTATAACTATACGGTTGTTTGGCTTCAGGGCACCTATAATAGGTTCACAGTGTCTTCGGGCAGCCGCCTTGAGATTACGACGCCGAGTTATACGGGTTCTTTACCGCTTTTGTCGTCTTCGGATTCCTCGGATCTTGGGTTCTACGTTTCGTCGTCACAGGATGGCGAGACGCAGTCGTTATCATATGCCCGCAATTACCTTCTTAGTGAGGTTTTCAAGAATTCGGGTATTGTCACAGAGTCCCAGATTCGTAATTTCGTATTGAGCTTTCCTAGTGTCCAGAGTTGCTGGCTTGATGTTTCTCCGGGAGTTATTTCCATTTATGTTAAGCCCACGCATGAGGGCGATAGTGCCTTCGAGTTTTTGACGGATTATTTGTACCAGTACGGCGTTCCGGGTCCTAAGTATATCACTAGTGTTTCCCAGCCGTTGCTGTTTACGGTTGTTCTGCATGACGTTAGTAGTGCTGGTTCGAGCCAGCTTCCTAGAGCTATGTCATTGCTTCGTGAGTTGTACTCGTATGATAATGTAACGTTGTCGACACAGGTTTCGAGTGCTTTGATCCAGCAGGAGCTTACGTTGCAGGGCATCTCGGGTATTACGGCTACGATTCGTGCCATTGAGGAGCTTACGGAGGAGGTTTCGACTTCTTTGGTTCTTCGGTCTTTGCCGTCGGAGGGTACTATTGTGCTTTACGACGCTTCGGGGCTTGTTTTGGGCTTTGACTCTAGCCGCTTTAAGGAGTATGTGATCTTAGATTCCGGCCTTAGTAACGCCTTGAACGCTGCCGATGTTTCGATGTCGGGTTTGGGTGATTACGTTTGGCTTGGCGGGGGCAGCGTAAGTTACTTGGTATCGCTGGATGATGGGCGCCTTCTTCTTTCGGACTCGTCTGTAGCGCTTCCGCCTTTGTCGGCATCTTTTGCTCCTTATGGTAGTGGCTTGTACGCTATGTGGTATGATGGGGTCGATAATGGTACGGATGCTAAGCTTGTTCGTTTGTATCAGGATTCGAGTGTTTTCCATTCGGGTAAGTATTCTATCTTCTCTCATCCGTCGTATGTTACTCCGCTTTCTAACGGTGTCGGGGGTGTTGACTTCGTAGTTCGTCCCGCTTCGTCGTTTACGGTTAACGGTGTTCTTGGTGTTAGTGGTTCGGGGCCGTCTTCGGATAGCCTTATTTGCTCTGTCACCTCTACTCAGAGTGTTACGGTCGGTGAGTCTACTTATTATCCTAGTGGTCTTGCTCGCTACCGCCGCACGGGCAGCAATTATTACTATGACTTGACGTTGTTGTTGTCTGCTACTCCTGCATCTTATGTGAATGCTTCGGCTTTTTATAATGGGGTATGGTATATGCCTTTGACGGATATGTCTTCGTCGGAGGCGGGTCTTACGGGCTTTGACATCTATGCTCCAGATGGGTCTTCTATTGGTGACGGTAGTTCCAACTGGTCTAAGAGCCTTAGCTTGACTATGCTTAATGCAGGTGTTGGGTCTTTGGAGGGTGTTACGCCTTTGTCGCTTCGTGTTGTCGATCCGTCTACGATGTACGCTTTGTATACACGTGGTTCGGGTGACAGTTTGAAGTATTATTTTGGTGTCGTTTACTTCGTCATTTCCGTTTCGGAGTCTTCAGAGTTCCGTTACAGATTGATCTCGGAGGTTGAGTTCGGTGCTTCGGCTTACCCGTCTTCTATTTTGTCTGCTTCGAGTGGTTCTGTCACGCTTGGCGGCTTAGTTAACGGGAGTCGTCTTTTCTGGTCGGGTTCTGCTTCGAGTATCACGGCTTCGGGTTATTCGACACTTGGTGCTGGCTTGAGTTCGAGTTTGGTTTTGTCTACGGTAGGTAGTGTTGACTATTCGACGGGTACGATCTACGGCTTGGTTGGCGGTGGTCTTGGTGAGTACGTGGAGTACGAGATTGCTTCCACGCTTACGGGCGGTGCTACTTATCCTTTGTTGTCGGACGTTGTTGTAGATTAGAGTGTCATGACTTTAGATGCTGTTCGTGAGGTTTTCCGGAGTTACTTTTTGGAGGAGCTTAGGGTTGATCCGGGTTGGGATGAGTTCTTGGATCTCATCCTTTCGAACATGGACCTTCGTGCTCTGGACTTCATGCAGTCTAATGGGGTTCCTTATAGTATTGCTTTTAATGATTTTGGGGATCTGTTTAAGACGTCGGGTCCTTTCGTCGAGGTTCTACATGTTTCCGATTCATCACGTTCTTCTGAGGGTTATACTTTGTTGGGCTTCAACATGCCGCTTCGGTATAAGTTTCTATCGGAGTCGGGCCTGACTACGACAGACCTTCAGTGGTTTGACTTTACGGCTGCTTCTCTGATGTCGCGTCCTCAGTCTGTGAGCTATTATACGAGTACAGATTTGGATGCCGCCCCTCAGTGGTTGCTTCGTCCGTCTTGCTATTACTATGTTCCCCAGACGGAGGAGGAGGCTGTGTCGCTGGATACGCTTCAGGGTCTTTCTGTTCTTGTCGATCCGGTTGTTCCTATTACATGGTCGGAGCGTGTTGACTTGTTTACGTATGCGGATGGTAAGCCTTGCTGCTTCTTTGTCAAGATATGGGATTATGTCCATGATGAATCCGGGGCTATTTTGCGCGATGCTGTGTCTGGGGAGTACTTCCCTACCATTCCTGCATTACAGCTCGCCACAGTGCCCGAAACGCTTAATGGTGCTGAGATTTTGAATGCCCGCCGACGGTCGGGTGCTGGGACTTCTCTGTATGGCACTTCTCCGTATGCGTCTGCTCTGTTTGGTGCTCTGTTTGGCTTGGGTTTGAACTACGCGGAGGTTCCGTTTCGTATTTACTTGGCGAGTGATGACCGTTTAGGTACTCCTATGGCGTCTTATTCGTCGTTCGTTGAGTTCTGGCAGGTTCTGGATGCACTTCATGACTTCTTGCCGCGGTCTGTGTTTTTGAATACGGAGGTTGTGGGTTTGGTTTCGGCGGAGGATACACGTGTTGATGCTGTTCGTGATTATTGGGGTACGGGTGATAGTATTGTTTCGTCTTTCTCCCCTAAGGATCGTCTTCGTCGCATCGCTACTCGTTATGGTAGTATTCTTGGCTATGACAAGAAGCTTTGGGTTGTAGGGTCTAATGCTCCTTTCTCGGATTTGAACTTCTTGGGTCATGACGGGGGTGACGCTTCTGCGCCTTATATCAACACGCTGCCTACGGATATGTACTTTACGCAGTATGGTTCGTCGGCGTCGGCTCCGGGTGGGAGCGTTCGTGTTTTCTCGGATGTTGCTGCATGGGAGGCGTATGTTTACAACACTTCCGATCCTATTTACATTAGTCCGGTTACCATTAGGCTTGATTTGTCGTCATGGTCGGGTAAGCTTTTGGTTTCGCCTACCGATGGTTCTGGGGTTACGGATTACCTTGTTACTCCGGATTCTCGTCTTGGTGAGCCAGTTTACGGCATCACTAAGAACTATGTTGACATGTCGATTCCGGATGGGTTTATCAACCGTTTAGTTCTGTCTTTTGGTGTTTCGGAGGATACTTTCATTGCTAGTCAGTTCGGCGGAGATAGTGCTGCTGCGTCCGCTTTTCTTTCTAGGCTTCAGTCTTTGCTTGAGGGTGCGGTTCCAGCCGGGGTTTCGGTTCAGGTTCTTTTTGGCACAGATGCCCATCCCGTTACTCTCCGCTTTGCTATGGAGGTTGGCACTCCGGATTTCTTTATACGTGTTAGTCCTAGTGTTGTGACGAGTTCCGGTTCGGAGTCTTTCTCGTCTTCGGTTAGTGTTGAGTCTAATACTGCATGGCATGTGACGTCTCGCGTTGCACCTTACATTCGTGTTGGAGCGAATGAGTATGAGACTTCGAGTTCTTATACTGTCGAGCTGGGTCCTACGTCGGGGAGTCCTGCTTCGGTTTATGTTGCCACCAATTCGACGGTAGTAGTTAACGGTTCGGTTTAGTATTGTAGGTATCATGATAGTTTCTAGTTCTTTGCGTGCCGCGGGCACCACGTCGGTTGTTACGGAGGATGTTGTGGGGATCTTGTCGCGTCTTATGCTTTTGCCGTCTTCGGATGATACTCGCAAGTTGTCGGACTATGCGGTTACGAATGTTCTTTACTTCAAGAAGGACATTCTGTCTACTGCTTCGTCTCTGCTTCGTGGTGCTGCGGGTCTAACCTTTTCGGATGTCCAGCCGCATGTTCTGTACTGCGACTCTTTAGCATCGGGCTTAGTTGTTTCTCAGCCGGAGCTTATTAACGAGGAGGGTATCGTTGGTTATCATACTGTTGTTACGTCCACTCTTGCCGCCGATATTCCTGTAGTAGATGATGGTCTTATTTACGGCATGGGTTTGCTTCTTGGTGGCAATACGGATAACCATAGTGCTAATTCGCAGCCTGCGAATCCGTCTTTCTACTATGGTGCGGGGACGTATGATGATATGCGCAATTACCTTTTTGTTGTTACATTGTTTCCGGTAGACTCTCCTATTTCGAAGGAGGCGGATAAGGTTCTGACTCAGTCTTGGGATGTTCATTATATCTGTGAGCTTTAGTGCTGGCTTCTTGGTTGGTACGTTTATGGAGGACATGACTTAGGTCATGTCTTTTCTTTGTGTATTATGGGTAGGTTTTTTAAAGACGGTTTTCAGTTATTTCCGGAGCAGATTGAATTGGCTAAGGGTCTTTCTAGCCGTAAGCGTGCTATACTGATTGACAGTACGGGTAACGGCAAGACGCTTGTATGTTTATATTCCTACAGTTACTTGAAGTCGCGGGGCTTAGCCGATTGCCTTTTGGTTCTCACGCCTAAGAATGCTTATGACAAGCAGGTCTGGGCTAAGGATGCTTCGGCTCATACTCATTTGACGTCCATTTCTTTGGATGACTTCATCAAGAAGGTTTCTGGTGGTGCTGACGTTCTGGAGCTTTTAAATAGCTATGATGTTGTCTACGGCAAGCATACTCATTGCAAGACGGACTATGGTGTCCTTCGTCAGATTTACATGTCTTCATGTAAGTTGGTTACGGTTCTTGATGAGGTTCATGCCTTCAAGAATTCGAAGGCTCAGCTTACTTCCACTATGAGCTTGCTTGTTAAGAACTGCTATGCGTTGTGGGGTGTTACGGCCACGGTGCTAAGTAAGAACTGTATGGATACCTACCATTTGGTTAACTTTGTCTATCCTCGGTTTTTCACGTCGGTTCGTGGTTTTCAGAGTCAGTTCTGTAAGATCGAGGAGAAGATTATTGGTCGCAATCCGGATATGACTCTCCGCAAGGCTCGTATCATTACGGATTATAAGGATAGCGCTGCTTTGATGGATTATCTTCGTCCGGTTATGATTGTCGGCACGCCGCCTGTTCCTTTGGATATTCACTTCATTGATTATACGATGTCGGATTCCGAGCAGGACTTGTACGCTAAGGTTGCTCAGGGTTTGATGTTGTCGGGTGCGAGTGATGACGCCACATGGATTCAGCAGGTTTTGTCGCGTTCTGAGATTCGTGAGGGTGCCGTTCGGTCGGTCAAGGACTTGGAGCGCCATAGTTCCCGGTTTATCTATCTTCAGGCGGTTACGGATGGTTGCTTGAATCCGGATGGCACGTTTGGTGTTGGTGGTTCTCGCAAGTTGGATTCATTATTGACGTTGGTTAGTGACATTGCTTCTCGGAATGAGTCAGTCTTGGTTTATTTTGACTTCTATTCGTCTTTGGATGCTGCCATGTATCACCTTCAGCGTTCAGGCATTACGGATTCCCGTGGCAGGTCTATTGTTGTCGTTGAGTCTTCGTCTCGGAATGTCCTTAAGTCTACACAGGCTACGGAGTCGCAGTGCTTCATGAATAGTTATGTTATTCTGTGTACTCGTGCAGCTTCGGAGTCTGCCAATTACACTTACATTAATAATGTTGTGTTGTTCGACGTTCCGGTCACGCCTATTCCTTTCCTTCAGTTCATTGGTCGCATTACGCGCAAGACGAGTAAGTTCTTAGGTGATCTTCATTTGTGGATATTCCGCAGTGATGACATTTCGGAGTATAAGCTTCAGCTTGTAGGCTTCAAGGTTTATATGCAGGAGAAGATCAGCTTTGAGATTCATAATTTCCCGCGTGAGTATGTTAAGCCGATGTCGGACGCGGAGCATCTTCGGGTTGCTAAGAAGCATCTGTTGTGGAAGGACCGCAGGCCGCGTCTTATCCGGTCGTCTCAGATTGTTCCGCAGGGCGGCACTCTCTTTTAGCGTTTAACATTTGGATTATAAATTAATTTTACGTATGTTTGTGGTATACTAATTTCTTAGAGTATGAGTGAGTTTATATATCATATGTGCGAGGATGCTGATTCTGTTGAGTACAGTGGGTTCAGCCTAGTTTCTGATTCTTCTTTATCAGCTGATGAGTCCAAAGTAATGTCCGCCTTGTCATCTCACGTTCGTTCTGATTCTGGTTATTTCGCTCCGGCTCCGCAGGATGAGAGTGATGCTTTGACAGCTTGGCTTATTGCTTTTGCAGGTTTTTAGGATGAATGTTAAGATAGTATATTCGCTGACAGCTCAGCAGGAGATTGCACAGTTGCAGTCGTTATTGGGTCGTGTCTCAACAGATTCCGCATTTTCATATGTTTCAGAGTGTTTAAGTTCCATTGGTACTATTTTACATTACCTTTCTACTGATCCAAAGCATATTCCTGCTGTTTATCATGTTCATAAATTATGGCGTGATTTTAAGGGGTACTTAGGTGCCTACTTAGAGCCGTCTAAGCATGCTGACGGGTTGAATTCTCATAGGATGGTGTTTCGCGTTATGCCTGCCGAGTCGGGGTTTTATGGGTTAGATGATCCTAGGTTTCCATGGCTTCGGGATAGAGTTGGTGACTTGAGTACTGTTGACTTTGTGGTACATATTTGGGTTGGGTGTTTTGATTATCATACGAATATAAAATCTAGGTCACGTTCTAGCGTAAAAGATTCGTTTACGCGTTTTTAGTGTTCGTGTGAAGTATTGTACGTCGTGTGGGTTTTTATTTATAGCGATGCCGTTTATAAGTGAGATTTGCAAAGATTCTACTGTATCTGCTTCTGAGTTAGGTCCTTCGTCTACTCAGGAGGAGTCGAATGCTGTTATTGACGCTGCTATGGAGCGGGCTGCGGCGACTGATTTAGGTTGCTATAAGGCTGCGCCGGGTACGCCGTGGGAGCAGCGTGAGATTCTTGAGCGGTTAGGGTCTAGGTTTCGGTAGTTATGGTATGAGTTTAATTTATGGTTTAGACTAGTATGGTTTTCATTTTAGTATAGTTATTTATGGATATTACAGGTATTTTCTCTGAGAGCTTTTGGTGGCTTGCTCCGGCTCTTTCTGCCGCTACGGTTTTGTTGGCGGGTGTTGTCAACGGTCTTTTTAAGATCACGAAGGGTATCTGGCCACAGGTTGTTGCTTGGGTTATCGGCACGGCTCTGTCGGTTGATGCTTACTTTGCGGGTTTGATTGAGATGGGTCAGCCGGAGAGGCTTGGTGTTGTGATGCTGTGTGTAGTCGTTGGTTTGTCTTCGAACGGCATCTACGACATTCCTGCCATTAAGGCATGGGTTGATGCTTGGTTTGCCAAGAAGCCTACGACCTCTACAGTCAAGAAGAAGACACAGAAGTAGCTTATTCTGCTTTATGCGTAGTAGTTTAGTCCGGATGGTTTTAGTCGTCCGGACTTTTTTTTTCGTTTAATATTGTTTTTTTTTATAAATTTGGATTTATAATTTTAATTATCTACTTTTGTGTTGTCGACGTAGTTCTCTAGTACATTATGTTCTGCAGCTACGTTGATGGTTTAAAAGTTGCTATTATGCTCATTACGAAGGATAATATTAAGGATTTCTCTTTGGGGCTTTCATTGTCTTCCGGGGACGTTGTTCAGTTTGATATTGACTGCTACCGTTTGGAGTATGTTTACACCTCCGATTCTGCTGGTTATAGGTTGCTTTTTCGTGGTGATGCTAACGGTATTTTTAATGCTACACCTCATCCGGATTACGTTGTTACGGAGGGTGGTATGCTGGGCACGGTCTTATGCTTGTTGGGTTGTAGTGCTGCAGATATCAAAGTGTTCTATCGTATTATTTACGGGATTGATTCGAAGTTGGTTTTTCCTTATTTTCCGCTCGCTTGCCTTTGTTCGACCTTTAAGTCCGCATGTGCATCGATGTATATCCTTAACGCAGTATTGGCCGTGTTTAAGCTCATGGGTTATTCAGTCCATCCGTCCTTTGAGTTTAGTCCTGCGTTTTATGAGTTCATGACTAAGATTCGTGACGTATCGTATGCCGGGCGTAGTACATTTGTTTTAGGTTCTAGGTTCGCGGTAGGTCAGAAGCTTCATTTGGCGGATATAGATATCTTGCGTAGGTATCATGCTTGCGATGCTCTCCTTGAGCTTGCAGGCACCAAAGTTACTGTATCTTTGGTACGCCGAGTTCGTTATATGTGCAGTTTCGCTTCTGGTGATCCGGATGACTGTGTACGTTATACTTTTTACGTAGGTAATGAGTCTTTTTCGGTTTCTATGTACTTATTTAAGGAGTATCATACATCTTTAGTTAAAAATAATAATTATGGAGAAGAATGTGAAAATGCTTCTGGATTACGAGAATCAGAAGTTGCTGGACTCGTCCGCGGTGTCGGATCGGGATGTTTGCGCTGCCGTGTCGAAGACCGACCTGAGCTTGCAGCAGTCTCTTTTGGAGACGTATGTGGAGTACTTAGATGCTCAGGAGCGCCTTCGCGGATTAAAGTTGTGCTACCCTCTCGACCTTGAGGCTATCGCTGCGGCATCGGGCGACGTTTCGGAGCTGAAGGCGGGTGTCGACTTGATCGTGTCGCTTCGCAAGGAGTTTGGTTTCTCAGAGGTCGATCTGGAGTCCTTCGTTCGGTCGTCTAAGACACAGGATCGGGTCGAGGGTTAGTCTTCGTTTCAGTTACGCCTCCTTCTATCGAAGGGGGCGTAGCTTCTGCTCGGATGGTGAAGTAGGTAGACACGCCGGATTTAAGCTCCTGTGGCCAGCAATGGTCGTGCGAGTTCGATTCTCGCTTCGAGTACTTTTTTTTTGCAACAAACATTTGCAACTTTAAATTAACTTTCTTATTTTTGCAGTACGTTAATACTTATGGTGGTATGCTCAGAATGATTCATAGTTGGGTTAGGATGCTTCGTGGCCTTCGTATGAGGTTCAGTGCAGGCTCCTTGCTTTTGCTCAGTTCTGCATCTCCTATTGCTGTGGGGCATCGAGTATGGCATTCTGACTATGGTATCGGCGTGGTGCGTATTGTTGGGACTTGTGAGTATATTGTGAGTTTCGAAGCTGGTTTTGAGAGTTCCACGTATAAGATGTATTGTAGCAGGGTTCTTTGTTCTTTGGGTTAATTTGCATTTGCCGTCTTGTCGGAATTGGTAGACGAGAAGGTCTCAAAAACCTTTGTCCTTTAGGACGTCCGGGTTCGATTCCCGGAGACGGTACGACTTCCCGACGTGGTTGCCGGGGGTCCCCAGCCTTGAAATGGTAGGTGCTGGGTTTTATATTGTGCACATTCCGGTTTTAGCTTGGTTTATCCGTCCGGGTGTGGGTGCGTTGCTAGAGGAGTCTTTCCTACCGTAGGTTCCGTTTGCATAGCTGAATATCAGGCGTGGCGGCTTGGAGTAGCACGGCAACAGCTAAGTATGGGTTCTTTTGTTTTCGCTGCAGTTAACGGACATATGGTTAGTCCTTGCTGGGTTTCTTATAAAGGGATTTCTAAGGGGTAGTGCGGTGTTTAACGAAGTTTGTTTGTGTAGCATTATCCGTTCGCTATGATGCTTCGACTATAAGGATTCGTACTTTTTAATTTGGATTATTACTTACAATTTTGTAATATTATTTGTAATAAATGTAATTTATATTTAACTTGCAGCCATGCGGAAGGCATTCAAATATCGTATCTATCCGAACAAGGCTCAACAAGCCTTGCTTCAGGCGACGTTTGGATGTTGCCGATTCGTCTATAATAAAACGCTCGGCGTCAGGAAGACGGCTTACGAGACGGATAAGACGAAGCTTAGTAAGTTCGATTGCATCAATCGGATGGCTGCATTGAAGGATGAGTATACGTGGTTGCGTGACGTTCCGGCGGTTTGTTTGGTTCAGGCCGTTATTGATATGGATGATGCTTATCAGAATTTCTTCAGGTCTGGTAAGGGTTACCCTAAGTTCAAGTCGAAGCATCATAGTCGCAAGTCTTGTCGTTTTCCGGGGTCAGATAGTGCTGTATTGCAAGACAGCAATTGCTTAAAGCTTCCCAAGCTTGGTTTAGTTAAGTATGAGAAAGACCGAGAGTTCTCTGGTATCTTGCGGAACATCGTAGTCAGTCAAGATAGCGATGGTAAGTATTACGCATCGTGTTTGGTGGATACAGGCGTCGAAGCCCCTAAGCTGCAGCCAGTAGAAGCTAGTACTACGGTCGGTATTGACTTAGGGCTTAAAGACTTCATCGTTACATCCGATGGTCGTAAGATACCTAACCCGCGTTTATACGCTACTATCGACCGTCACATAGCACGCTTGCAGAAGCACGAATCCTGGAAGCAGAAAGGCTCGAAGCGTCGTGCGCGCATTCGGCTCAAAATTAACAAGCTCTATGTCAAGAAACGAAATTTAATCAAGAATTATATTTACCATGTTGCCAAGACGTTACTGCGTGAAAGCCAAACGTTAGTAATGGAGAATCTTAATATTGGTGGTATGGTTAAAAATCATAAGTTAGCTAAATCCATACAAAATGTTTGTTGGGGCGAACTACGTAGAGTTCTCACATATAAGTCTCAGTGGCTAGGCCGCAATCTTATTTTCATAGATAGGTGGGCGCCTAGCACGAAGACTTGCAGTTGTTGCGGCTTCCACAATTCTACGTTAACGCTTTCAGATCGTTCTTGGAGGTGTCCGGGTTGCGGCACACATCATGATCGGGACATCAATGCAGCGCTCAACATTAAGCGTATGGGTTTAGAGAAGTTATTGCCTGCGGTGAGCGGGTTCGACGGACGCAGAGAGGTCGGTTACGGCTTCGACGAAGCGTCAATATGTACAGTGTAGAATTGTACATAATCACCTCTGTTGGAGAGTTGGCGGAGTTGGTCTAACGCGCCTGCCTACTAATCAGGTGTCCGGGTTTCCGGGCCGGGAGTTCGAATCTCTCACTCTCCGCGCCGAGTTGTTTCCGGTTGTGCTCTGAATTTAACTGGCGTCGTTCCCGAACGTATCGGGGGATGATTGAGGTGTTACCATCAGAAATCACCTGCGGGCAGACGCGTATTTGTAGGAGTTGACTTGCGTCTATATCAGCAGGCTGCGGTTAAGATGTATGAGTTCACCGCTACGGTTGACTGTATTAAAACTCTATTCATCGGTGCTTGTTAAGCGCGCAATGACAGGCATGACGTCCCTATCTGCAGTGGCGTGCGTAGGGCTTTTTAGGAAAGTTGGCAGAGTGGTCGATTGCGCTGGTCTAGAAAACCAGTGATCCTTTAGGATTCGGGAGTTCGAATCTCTCACTTTCCGCCGCCCCTCCGGTTGTTAGACCTAATTGGAAGTCGACTAAGATTAGGTTGAGGCAACAGTTGTCTCACTTGCGTTTGCTTAAGTGTGGCAATGAGAGGGTCCCATAGAGGGGTATACTCTTAAGATGTCGATGTAGGCTCTTGTGATGACGTCGGCAATCCTACGTAGATGCTTAGGAGAGGATACCGGATGGATTCGGCCCTACCTTTCGGAGGTTGCAAACGATGATCGGTTTGGGCTGATGTATTCTGAGGTTCGAATCCTCCCTCTACAATTTTGGTTCTTTGATTAGCGGCAAGTGAGTTTTCTAGGAGAGGAGCTGTATGTTGGTTGTCATCTTCTCTTTGCCTTAGACCTCGGGGTAGCTATCCGAGCTTAGTCTATATAACGAAACGTCCTTTAAGTAGTGCGCACACTTAGGACTCTTGTTCTAAGAACAGTTTTCTGAAACTTATAATCCGTCGGGAAGGTTGACGGCACTTGCTGCTTTTTGATTTACATGTAGGGTTGCCTGCATTTTCTAGGCTGGCCCGAAGCCTACTTCGAAGAAACCACCGACGCGCAAGGTGAGGGGCTACGGAGGATAGTAGATGGGGTTAAATTCCGCCGTCGAAGCCGATGGAACCGGATGCAGATACGGATAAGGCATGCGTTCCTGTTACAAGGTTCGGTGCTTCTGCAAACGCTCGTATTCGAGTACGGTGCCTTCATGGCACCGTTTCTTGCTATCCCCTTTGACTGATGTGGGTTATCGTCAGTCCGGTGCTGGTACTTGACATACTCCCACGGCTAAAGCCGCGGGATTCTTGACTCAGACATGGCCGCCA